CATAGATCTATACGTTATCTTCTGAGCATCACCTCTATATTTTTTTAGATTTTTAGGTGTGAACTTCCCTTTATATGTTTTCATAATTAGTATAAATATAATATAATACACATATTTATAAGGTTACAATATATGGCTTCCAAATCAAATGGAAACATTCTTAGATATCCATTATCTATAGGTGCTTCTAAAGCACCTGCTATATTATTTAATATACATAAGGCTCGATATAATAATGAAGGTACTGGTGTTATAGCTACCACAGAATCTCATATAGCATTATACATGACTAAGGCTTTAAGTTTTAAAGATTCTATTAAGTATGAGGAAAGAAGCTCAGGTGCTGTAGGTTCTGTTAAAGATGCAAATTTCTCTATTACTGATATGTTAAAATCCTCTAAAGATGCTGCAGTAGCTATGGCATCTTCAGATATTGGTAAAGGTGCAATTACAGGTCTTGTTACAAAAGTTACTGGATTAGGTGGTGGTGCTGCAGCATTAGCAGTATCTGGATTAGCAGATGAAGAATTAAAAGAAACACAGAAAGTATTAAGAGCAAACCCTTTTATGACCTTTAAAGGTGTTGGATTACGATCATGGTCCTTTAACTGGGTCTTTGTTCCTGAATCTGAAAAAGAATCAAAAGTGGCTAAAGCGATAATACTACAATTTAGAAAGGCTATGTATCCTGAAAAAGAAACTGTTCTTCTAAAATTTCCGGATGTATTCAATATAGAATTTGTTAATGCTGTATTCCCTAAAATGCCTGAAGTAGCTCTATCTTCTTGTTCTGTAACATATAACGAAAATTCTAATTCATTCTTTTTACAGAATAATGAACCTGTATCAATTAAATTATCACTTACATTTCAAGAACTAATGCCTTTATATAATAGTCATATTCACCAAGGATACTAATTAATGAGTTATTTTACTAATTTCCCAAAATTTGATTATGATATAGACAATTCTGGTACTACACAAAATGTAACTAATATAACTAGTTATGTAGCTATAAAATCAAAACAATTAGATAATATAGCATTTTATTCTCATTATGTTATCCCAGATGGATATAGACCTGATAATGTATCTTATACATTATACGGTACTGATAAATATTATTGGACTTTTTTTATAATCAATCCAGAACTTACAAACTATTATACTCACTGGCCAAAAGATTCATCAAAATTATTAGAATATATTGATGATAAATATCCCCATCTAGCTTTTATAACTGATGATCCGGATCTTGCAACATTAGGGTTGCAAGTAGGTGAAAACGTAGAAGGTTCACAATCCGGAGCAATAGGACAGATAGTACATATATACCCAACAGCACGATGGCTTCTAGTTAAACCTATATCAGGCACCTTTAAAAGCTCTGGTGAAGTTATACAAGGAACAACTTCACAAGCTCCTTGTGATATTGCGTCAGTAACAAAACATATATATGCTCCGCATCATTTTGTAGATGAAGCAACAGGGGACATAGTAAATAGAAGTGATACACATACAACAATAGAACATATTTCATATTATGAAGTAGAGCAGGAAGAAAACTTAAAACGATCAAAGATAAGGGTAATAAAACCTGAATTTATTGAAGAGGTGTCAGACCTTTTCATAGAAGAATTAAATAAGAGTATTAGTTAATATTATGGCTACTGATTCTCTAATCAATTCATTATCATCATTATCAATTATAATTACTGGAGTTAATGGAAATAAGTATGATGTTACTGAAAATGTAACATCATTTACTATATACGAATCAATTGATTCTTTTTTCTTATCCGGTATTATGAGTATGTATGATGATTCTGGATTAATTAATAGAATACCTCTTGTAGGTCAGGAAAGCATTGCGATTACATTTGTTAAAGATTCTATAAAAAGATCTATAAATTTAAATATAATTGATATACATGATGTTACTAAAATTCGTACTGATGTATCAGGTATAAAATTTAGGTTAGTACCAACAAAAGAACTTTTAAATTCAGCCTCTACCTTTTCACAATCATATTCTGGATCTTCCACTTCTATAATATCTTCTATACATGCTGACCATTTAAATGAATCTATAAGAATATATGATGGTGGTGCTTCTACTATGAATATAGTATTCCCTTATATTAAACCTTATCAAGCTATATCTAAAGTTCTCCAATCAGCTTTTGATGTAGATGGAGCTCCATTGTTCCTATTTGAAACTCTAAATGGACCTGGATATCCTGTAATTAAATCTATTAAATCTATGATGTCTGAAGAAGCTAAATTCACTATAGGGGAGTCAGCATTATTTAATACAGGTTTAGCTGGTTCTACTGTAAGAGGAATGACTGATGATCGTCATCATATAGATTCTATAAAACAAGAGGCAGCTTACAACACATTATCACTATTGTCTAGAGGATCATATGCATCTAATGTTACTCATCATGATATTTCATTAAAAACAGTAAATAATACAGTATTTAATTATAAGAACAATGCCGAGTCTGTTAACCCAGAAATGATATCAGATCATTTTAAACTAAATGAATATTCTTTATCAGGATTATCAAATGCTAAACATCATGTATTAAATCATAATTCTAAAGCATTTGAGAATTCATTACCTAATTTTACTACTATAGAGCCTAGATCTCTTCTAATTAGAAAATCATATACCAATAGAATGTTCCTTTCTACATTAAATATAGAAGTTGATCCTATTAAGGAAATTGAGTGTGGAAATTGTATTAATGTTATGATACAACAAAACATCCCCACTTTAGATAAAGTATCTGCAGATAAAATATCAAGTGGTAAATATATGATCTCTGCAATCGCTCATATATTTACTAATACATCAGAGGGTGAAACATATAAAATGGCTATTGAATTGGTTAGAGATGGTATAGGTATAAATCATCAAAAGGTGAAAAAATAATGCAAGTTGAATTAGGTGTAGTAGAGGACAGACATGATCCTGAAGAATTAGGTAGAGTTCGTGTTCGTATACTAGGAAAACATTCTCCAGATCTGCAAGAAATACCAACTGAATCATTACCTTGGGCTACAGTAATGCTTCCAACAACATCACCATCTGTATCCGGTTTAGGACATACACAGTTCTTAGTAGAGGGTGCATGGGTTGTATTAGCATTTAATGATGACTTTATGCAAGATCCTATTGTACTAGGTACTATCGGATCTAATCCATCACAGATACCAAGTCCTAATACAGGATTTTCTGACCCTAATGGTATATATCCTGAGTTAGTAGGTGAACCTGATTATAATAGACTAGGTAGGGGTCTTGAAGCAGAGTATCACATTGCATTAATGCAACGCAGAGCAATGAAAGTAACAGATATACCTAAAGCTACTAAACCGGATGTAAAAACTGTAGAATCCTTACCTCCCGATCCACCTGAACTCTGGGATGAACCAAGTCCTAAGTCGGATACTTATTCACAATACCCTTACAATCATGTATATGAATCAGAGTGTGGTCATGTTGTAGAAGTTGATGATTCACCAGATGGTGAACGTCTAATGACTCAGCATAAGTCAGGTACTTTTGAAGAAATCCATCCTACTGGGGATAGAATGGTTAAAATTGTCCGTGATGATTATGAGATAGTATTAGGTAAGAAAAAAGTATATATTATGGGAGCTTGTGATATTACTATAGATGGATCTGTTCGACAACTTATTAAAGGTGATTATGTACTAGAAGTTGAAGGTGATATGACCACTAAAGTACATCAGAATAGATATACCAAAATAGGAGCTAGAGGTGATGATGATGGTGGTGGTAATGATGCCTTTGAAATTATAGGTAATCGTACTGGTAATATATCTAAATCGGAGATACTACGAATAGGAGAAGATTCTACTATAACAACATTCAAGAATCATAAGCATACTATTAATGGTGATTGGGATCAGACTATATTAGGTAACACTCAGGTCACTACTACAAAAGAATGTAATTTAACCACTCATGGTAATTTCGGAACATTCTCTGCTCTAAACTCTTCTATGAAAGTAGGTGGTAAGTTAGAATTTGGTGTTGCTGGATTATGTACATATAAAGTAGGTGAAACATTAGCTATTGATTCTGTTGGTTTACTTACAGTTGTATCAGCTGCTAATGTTGAAGTAACTGGTGCTGAGATACACCTTAACAAATAGGAATATATAAATGATTTGTGGAATAGATGTTGATGCTCTAATAGGTGGACTTCAAGATAAGTTAAACGAAGCTAAAGATTCTGCATTAGCGATGGTTGATCAACTTGCGGCCGATGCTAAAGTAGAAGCTGAAAAGTTAAAAGAGTCAATGGAATCAGAGATTCGGGGTTGGATGGCGGAACTTCCTGAGTTACCTGAACTCCCTAAGATACCAATGTCAGTTGAAATGATGGCACTTGCATCTAAACTAGCAGGATACGCAAAAGACTTAGCTAATGAAGAACTTCCACAAGATGCTAAAGATGCAATAGCACAAGAAATGGCGAAAGCTAAGAAGGCATTTAAAGACGAATGGGGAGAAGCATTAGATAAACAAGGTATTGATTTAGATAAGATACTTGATGCACTAAATGGTGGAGGGGATATAGACCCATGTGCTCTTATACCTAATCTACAAAAAGGTGTTGATGGACTTATCACAATGGCACCTAATATGCCAACGTTTCCTATTGAAGGAGCATTGAAAGAAATAAAGTCAGAGATATCAGCAGTTGCTACAGAAGCTAAGGGTGCTATAGATGCTGTTGGTGAAGTAGTGTCCGCTAATGTAGGTGTTGTAGCCAAACAGATGCAAAAAGTACAAGATTCTGCTTCGTCTAAAACCGCAGCTGATATGAAAAAGTCAAGAAAAGCAAAATCACCTGCTAATTCTAAAACATCTACTATACAGAAAAAGATAGTAGATGTGAAAGAACATAAACAATTTGTAGGAATGGACACCGTAATTCTACTAGTAGACGATTTTGAACCAGAAACCCGGTACTCTCATGGTCATTTTTGGTTTTTTAACGATATGGAGATGTCAGCAAGTGGGGCATACAAAGGTAGAACAGTTTCAGGTGAAGTCTTTATTCCTGGACCGGGGAAGGTTTTGAACAACATGGGTAATGAAATCTATGCAGACCACATTGTAATAGACTTTGGGTGGACGCTTAATGAAGGTAATAAAGCGACCACCGAAGAGGCCTGGGCAGCAAATAATGTGAAACTAAAAGAAATAAAAACCAGACAAGCTGCTCTAGCTGATGAGTTCTTAAGCAAAAAAACCGCAGAACTTGAAGCTGACGGGTATACTTTCGTGTCGGGTAAATTCAAAACTCTTGTACAAGTTGCCGAAAAAAATCCAAATGGTTCCCATGATTCATATTATTTTACACACAACGTTAAAATATATACTAAGAACTCCCAAGGATGGTTCGATTAATCATGGGCAATTAACAATACTAATAAAGATATAAATAAAGATATGGGAATAAGTTCAAGAGTACATACATACAGTGATATTGATCTAAGATTTAGATTAATACCAAACATAGGTGATATTGCACTTAAAAAGGATGTGCAAGCTGTAAAACAATCTGTTATTAATATATTAATGACATCGAGAGGTGAAAAAGTATTTGATTCTAATTTTGGTGGAAGTTTAAGGGATTATTTGTTTGAGAATTATGATTCTATAACAGCGGCCGCTATTAAATCGAGAATAACATCATCTCTTTTAAATTATGAACCAAGAATTGAAATTGTATCTATAGATATAAATGATCTTACAGAAAGAAATGCCCTTCGGATATTACTAGAATTTAATATAATGTCACCAGAACAAACCACTACCACAGTTGAATTTATTGTAGAGAGATTACGCTAATGTCAAATCTAAATGTTTCAGAATTAGATTTCAAATCTATTAAGAATAACCTAAAGGATTTCCTTAAAGGGCAGTCAGAATTTACTGATTATAACTTTGACGGATCTACTATTAATGCACTTTTAGATGTATTAGCTTATACAACTCACTATAATGCATTTAATGCTAATATGTCTGTTAATGAGTGTTTTCTAGATACTGCACAATTAAGAAGTTCAGTTGTATCTCATGCTAAGTTATTAGGCTATACACCAAGATCTTGTTACTCTTCAACTGCAACAATAGATATAGAGATTTCTAATCCGACCAATGTTCTTAATGATGATGGTACATATAACTCCATAGTTATGAGTCAAGGTACAAGATTCAAAACAGTTGTTAATGACTCTAATATTATATTTTCAGTTAATGAGACTATTGCTTCTTCTTCTACTGATGGTCAATATACCTTTAAGGATATACAAATCCTACAAGGAGAGTATAAAACTATAAAATATGTTTATGACGAAGATTCACCAGAGAAATATATTATACCCCATAAAAATGTTGATACTTCATCCTTAATTGTACAAGTTATACCTCTACAGAGTTCAGAAGCTACAATTGCATATACTTTAGCTTCTAACTTAGTAAATCTTGACTCCTCCAGTAATACCTTTTGGATTCAGGAAAACAAAAATGGTGATTATGAACTCTCCTTTGGTGATGGTTATATAGGTTCTAAAATAACAGATGGAAATATAATTGAAATAAAGTATATTTCGCGAGGTAATAACGATATCGCTAATGGAGCTAAAGTATTTGCATTATTGGATTCAATTGATGGTAATATGGCGGGTGTTGGTATTACAACAGTAGTTCCTGCATCCGGTGGTTCAGAAAGGGAAGATATAGAGTCTATTAGGTTTAATGCTCCTCTAAATTATATTACACAGAATAGAGCAGTTACACCAGATGATTATAGATCAATAATACATGCTAATTATGGAAATGTTAGAGCTGTTAATGTTTGGGGTGGTGAGAATAATGATCCACCAGATTATGGTAAAGTATATATTACTATAGCACCTAAAGAAACTGAAGCGCTTAGTTATCAAGATAAGGAGATACTGAAAACCCAATATCTTAAACCAAAAAATGTTGTATCTATTACTCCTATAATAGTAGATCCTACATATACCTATCTTCATCTTGAAGTATTCTTTAAATACAATCCTAATAAAACTAATTTGGCTGTAATAGAATTATCAGAGAAGATTAAAGACACATTGAGTTTATATCAAGAGAATTCATTAAAAGGATTTGACGGTGTGTTTAGATACTCCACAGTATTAGGACATATTGATAATTCGGATTCAGCTATTATTAATTCATTAGTTAGAGTATATATGAAAAAGAGGTTTATTCCTGTATTTTCAGCGGAAACTAGATATGAGCTTGTATTTTCAGCTCCTATTAAATCTACTAATACAAATGATAATATCATGACCTCTACAAAGTTTTTTTATAAGAATCAACAATGTACTCTACAAGATGTACTAGATAATACAGGTACTCGTATTATTAATATAGTTAATTTAACGTATGATGTGGTACAACCCGCAATTGGATATATAGATGAATTTAATGGGAAAATAATATTAGAAGGGTTTCTTCCCACATCACTTGTAGATACTACAGTTGATTATATTGAAGTTACAGTACCACCTAATTCAAATGATATAGCTCCTATTAGAAATGAACTTCTAACAATTTTAGTAGATAACACTACTATAGTAGGTGAGGTTGATACTATGATTACCGGTGGTACAACTGCAGGTATAAATTATAATACCACTTCAACTGAGAGATAATTATGGCCGGAATAGGTTCTAATCATTCACGATTTAATATATCTGCAGAAGTATCTACTGTACTACCTCAGTATATTAAATCTAATGCTCCAGATTTAGAGGTATTTTTAAAAAAATATCTAGAGTTTCTAGAACTAGAGAATGAGTCTACATATTATATTAACAACATACTTAATAATCGCGATTTAGATCATCTAGATGACCATTTTTTAGGTAATATACAGAATGAGATTGGACAATCTATACCTAAAGAATTTGCTACTGATTCACGTCTTTTATATAAACATCTTACAGAATTATACAAATCGCGAGGTACTATAGATTCTATTACTGCATTTTTTAATGTATTATATAATGATAGTGCTCAGATCTATTTTCCTAAAGATGACATGCTTAAACCATCCGATGGAAAATTTATAAAGAATAATCTGGATATAGATAATCTAGAGAATAAAACTCCATCATATATTGGAATTGCTGCAAATGGTTATAAATCCACCTATGACAACAGCATGTCTGGTGATTCAGTAAATTTTGTTAGAATACCTGAAATAAAGAATATTGAAGTTACTAAGTTATTTGTGTTTGCTATGGAAACCAATTCTGGTCCTGCCAATACTTATAAACCAGAATTGCAGCCTACTATCTCTCTTCATGAAGTAAAATCATCATTTAGAGAGATTACATGGGAAGATATGGAAGCACTAGGTGAAATAAACTGGGGTTTACTTCCGTTTGATCCTAATCTCGGCTATTTTAAAGTTCCTTCATATAATGAATGGCATTTTAAGTTTGATGAGTATATATGGGCGAACAGTGAACTAAGATTCTATCCACGAGGATATTCAGTTACTAATGATGGGTTCATTTCAGATACAGCTAAAAAAATACAGGATTCTTACTATTATCAGCAATTTTCATATGAAATTCAAACAGGAGTAGATCCTAAATTATGGCATAATGCTTTTAATAGATTAATACATACTGCAGGGTTTATATTTTTTAATAAAATATCAATACATAAATCTGCAGATTCTCCATTCCCAATGCTGCAGTTCTCATTAGATCGAGGTGAACCAGTTATCTATTTCTGGCTCCCAGTAGTAGATGCTAAATTAAAATTTCATGACATATATAATGGTATACATGGGTTTATGTCTATCGAAGATCGTAAGCTTAGATTTGATAATCCAGGCTGGCATAATGATTGGTCACTACAAGGTTATAAAGATATTTTCTATTTAGGAATTTCGGTTGATTTAGAGATAAACGATGACAAACACATTGCAACAATGGGTCCGGCCGGATATTTTGATAAAATGAAATTTAAACTAACTGGTGGAGTAAAAGCTTGGGATTCAGTAACATTTATAGATGTATTAGATACTTATCAAACGTATCGATTGTACGATGATGAGACATTAACAAGCTATAAGGATATTAAATATACTAAAGGTGTAGCTAATTCTAATATGAATTCAATTATTTGGCCAGATGAAACTCTACCATTAGCTTGGAATGCCGATGGGCCTAGGTCTAAAGCGAATCCTATCCCACTTGTACCTGGAGAGAGTGGTTATGGCTCAACTACTGAAACTTCATGGAACTAATAAAATATATATTAATCTTTAGAATTATATATAAATATAACTAATTAAAGCATACAGACAAAAGGAACAAAGATGAGCGCTATTATTACTAGTCAATTTAGATTAGAAACAACAAAACAAATAATTAAAAATCATCAAGATTCAACTGGTGATGAATATTACTTATTTATAGGGAAATCTGATTCATGGACAGAGGCCGGCGCAGATACCGCTGCTGATGTCGAAACATTGTATGATAACCATTATGCAACACGACATTCTGTCTGGCATAACATGTTATCAATGAAAAAACTTGAGCCTTCAACTTCTGTTACTGCAAGCTCGCACTCTGTAGCTTTTGCAACAAAGAGATATAATCTTTTTTCTGGTCAAAATTTTTCAGAATACGATGATAGGGATGAGCAATTAGAGTTTAAAACTGATAACCCATATTATGCTATGGATGATAACTATACTGTATGGATGTGTTTAGTTCCTGGTGCTTCAACAAGTTCTATATCTCCTACAAACGGGACTATTCATCATTCCGATGGTACAATTAGAAAATGTACTGATGGTTATATATGGAAACAACTATATACTATCCCACAAAAATATTATAAGTATGTCTCATCTGCATTTATACCAGTTCCGGATATAGACTCACTAGTTGGTGCTACTGCTACAGAAACTAAAAATAACCGTGAAGCTTGGACAATGAATGGAGGTAATACCTATCCAGATGCTATAGATGGTGCTATATATAATGTTAAAGTAGCCGTAGGTGGTGGTAGCGAGAATCTGACAGGAATTATTACTGCTAAGGTAGTTGGGGATGGGTCTGGCTGTGTGTTAGATAACATAAGTCCAGTTGGTGGAGTTATTACTGGATTTACTGTTACTAATCCAGGAAGTGGTTACACCGAAGCTCATGTAGAAGTTTACCAAGATGGTGCTTTAGTTACAGATGCAGTTGGATTAGTTGTTATTGGTCCAGAAGGTGGATTTGGTTACAATCCTACAAATGAATTAAGAGCTCATTTCGTTTCAGTGTCTGCGCAACTAATGATGTCTGAAGGTGATGCTTTTATAGCAGAGGACGGTTCATTTAGACAAATTGGTTTAATTAAAAATCCAACTGATTCAGCTAATGTTCTTCTAGAAGGACCTAGTTATGCATTGACTAAAACTCTGAAGTTTCAGGTTGATGATGTATCTGATGTTGATTCTTGGTTAACAGGAAAATTCTTTCAATTAGCTCCATCAGCGTGGTCTGGTGATATTGTTTATGGTATTATTGATGATAAAGTTACTATTTCTGAAACTGTTAGTGGTACCACTACCCATACAGCCTATATAAAATATCATCAGAATGACTTAACAGGATTTTCACCTATATTATATGGATCGACACATCCTTATGGTACTTCTGTAAGACTACCCGGTATAAATCAATCTTATGGTACTACTCCTGTTGGTACTACACCCTTTATTGCTCCACCGAGTACTTATGATGGTGATGAGAAAGCTAATCATCTGTACGATGATGTTAAAAGGTTTTCAGGTGATATAATATTTCTAGATAATAGAACACCTGTTAATAGATCGGAAACACAAACAGAAACGATAAATTTAGTACTAGAAATATAATAGGAAAATCTAATGTCTGTAAAGTTTAATATAGCACCATATTTTGATGATTTCGAAACACCTACATCAACTGGAGAGCTTTCACCAAAAGAAAAATATAATAGAATATTATTTAGGCCTGCTCATGCGGTACAAGCTAGGGAATTAACTCAAATACAATCTACACTCCAGAACCAAGTATCACAGGTAGGTAATCATCTTTTTAAAGATGGTTCTATGGTTATTCCTGGTAACGTTTCTGTTAAAGATGTTGATTATGTCAGAGTTATTAATTCATTCCCGGCCGGTTTTGATATTAGTAGTATAATAGGAAAATCAATTTCATCTATTGACCCTGCTAATACGTCAGACGTATTAACTGCTACAATTATAGCTGTTGATCTAGTAGACAGCATATATACTTTGTATATACAATACCAAAAATCTGCCACTACTGACACAGGAGGTCAGCGACAAGTTTTTGAATATTCTGATACCACTGGTGCTAATTTAGACCTAGAAATAATAGTCTCTACGTTAGTGACTCAAACAGTAGTAATATCACCGGATATTGAAGAGGATACTACAAATAATATTGAAGAACTTAATGCAATAGGGACAGGTACTCTAGCATTTATAGAGCAAGGTATATATTTTATTAAAAGCCTTTTTGTTGTTGTACAGCAAGATCAGGTAGTTATATCCCCTTTCTCTTCTACTGATAACACCTCGAATTTTGATATAGGTCTTCAAATAACTGAATCAATTGCAACATCTTTAGAGGATGAATCATTAAACGATAACGCCACAGGATCTTCTAATGAGAATGCTCCCGGAGCACACAGATATAAGGTTTCCACAAGCTTAGTTAAAACTGTTTTAAATTCTGATATTGATGGTACAGAAGATGACTTTTTATTATTAGTTAGAATAGAAAATGGAATAGTTACAAAACAAGTTAGAGCTACTGATTATGCCATTATAGAAGAAACATTAGCTAGAAGAACTTATGATGAGTCGGGTAATTATACGGTAAAACCGTTTATGGCTCAAATAACTGAAAATTCTGATAATGAAAAATTTAACATTGAATTAGAGCCTGCTAAAGCTTATGTTCATGGTTATGAGATAGAAACATTAGCTACTAAAACATTGGAATTGGATAAAGCTCGAGCGACAGAAGACCAGGAAAATGCTCAAGTACAGATGAATTTTGGTAATTATATTGATATTACAGATGTAACAGGGTTACCCGATATCCAAACCTTTCAGCAGATATCCATATATGATGATGTAGTTGCTAATCAAAGTAGTGGTGCGATTATAGCATGGGCTCGTGTAAGATCTATTAGACAATTAAACGCGACAGACTACCGTGTATGGTTGTTTGATGTTGATTTAAATCAAATGTCCATTACATTAGACTCAACCATGTCTGCAACACAATCTAATGCACTCTTTGGTATACTTCACCGTGGTGAAGAATTTGAATTGAATATTTCACATGCTGAGGGGGCTTATACTGTTAAAGCTGTTGTGGTATCATATAATGCTGATACTAAAAAATTAATTTTTACACAAAATAACCCGTCAGCTGATGGTAGTTTTAAGAGCAATAATACAGCCTGTATTTTTAATTCAGCTGCCTATTCATTTTTTCAGAGTAATACTACGATAACCTTTCCAGCATCTGGTATTGTTGTAGACCATCTTACACTTCCTTCTGGAGGGATTGCACCATTTTCAGACGCAAAATCTTGTGAGCTTAATTATACAGGAACTGATGCATCTCATGATTTTACTGCTAATTTTATTTTAACAGGAGCGACAACAGGAGCGACACCAAAGGCAGTTCTTGAGGATCCTCAGAAAAAGTCCTTAGTATTCAAATTACCCTATAATGCTATAAAAAGTTGTGATACTGGTACTGTAGCAACTCCTTTCTTTGGTTCTAGTTATAGTTCTCTTATGAAACTAACGGCAAATCCTCAGTCTACAGGAACAGGCAGTAATACTTTGGTGTCTTTACGATTTCAGGGTCTACCTACAGGTGTAACCTTCAACCCATTGTGGATGAGTTACTTTGTGCTTGTTGATGAGTACGACGGTACTGTGCTATATTTTGACGATCAGAATTATAGTGCTTCTGACCCTGACGGTTGGTTAGTTTCTGGTACTGGAGGAAATGATAATTCAATATTAGATGTATGGCATACCAATTTGGCGGAACACGAACCGGACGGAATAACCGATCGGTCTTACTCCGTAATAACAAGAGTGGATGTTAATAGTCTTTCAGATGGTACCACCGGAGGTCACATAAGCACAATTAGTGCGAGTTCCACTGCTCAACTTGACTCTTTTGGATCTTGGGGGTCATCTGATGTTCCTGCAACTTTAGGTCTCTCAAAACCATATGGCCATTCTTTAACTAACGTGTACCACTCTATACATGTTGATTCCAAAGGTATTACCCCACCGAATACTACATATTGGGAAGACGTTACTGAACATTATGAATTTAATGATGGACAGACAGATTCTTATTATGATAATTGTTATGTAAATCTAAAAAGAAATTCTAATTTCATACCAACAAACATAATAGTAGTAGAATATAATGTTTGGGTAGGTCGGACACCTGCTTCTGGAAAATACTTTTCCTCCGTTGACTCTTACTGGGACGGTAGTTCGGTTTCTAGCTATGACAATATACCATCCTTTGATTCAGCAACCGATTCAGCTAGACTTCAATTAAGAGATTGTGTAGATTTTAGACCAGATATCGGAAGTGATACACCAACAATATGTCCATTACCTGAATCTGTTTTTTCTACTAATATAAGATATTATACTTCTAGACTAGATAAAATATATTTAGATAAAACAGGTAATTTTGGGGTAACACAAGGTGTATCTTCATTAAGTCCTGAATTACCAGATACACCGAAAGAATCTATGGTTCTTTATCATGCTGCTATACCTGCATATACTTTTTCACTTGATGATGTTAATTTAAGGTTATTAGATAATCGTAGATATACTATGAGGGATATAGGCTCTCTAGAGAAACGTATTAACTCATTAGAATATTATACAGCATTATCTTTATTAGAATCAGAAGCTGTTAATAAAGACGTTTATGATGCAACTGGATTAAGACGAGTAAAATCAGGTTTCTTAGTTGATTCCTTTAATACACATAAATCAGGTAATGTATTATCACCGGAATATAGAGCAGCTATAGATAGAGTAAATCATACACTTAGACCTTTATTTGTTGAAAAGAATGTAGCTTTAAAATATGGGGTTGACACGGTCGCCACTACAACATACCCTAACGGTACTAAAACAGGAGATCTTGTTACATTACCTTGGGCGGAAGAAGTTCTATTTGATCAGGATAAAGCCTCAGGTTCTATTAATGTTAATCCTTACGATATATTTGATTGGGTTGGTGAAATTACACTATCACCTTCATCAGATCAATGGAAAGATACTATTAATAGACCAACATTAGTTATTAACCAAACTGGTATCTATGATGCATTAATGGGTATATTAGATGCTACAGATGCTTTAGGTACAGTTTGGAATTCATGGCAGACAAATTGGACAGGGTCTACTTCTACTTCATGGGTATCTGGTTCTGGACGTAATTGGCAATCAACTACTACAGAAACTGAAACAACACAGAAACAATCCAGAACAGGAATTGAAACTGCTGTTGTTCCTGGTACTATGACAACTAATATAGGTGAAAGAGTAGTAGAGGTTAATTTCGCACCATTTGCTAGATCACGCAGAGTATCATTTAATGCTTCTAGACTAAAACCTAATACTAAAATGTATGCTTATTTTGATAATAAGAATATATCTAATTGGACTATTAAAGATCAGGAATATATATCTTATACGGATTCCGATGACGAGATTATGACTGATATGGTGTCAAATTATGGAGCTGATTTTACATCAGGAAATGGTGAATTAGAGCATCCACAAAAAGCTGCAGAGCATAATAATAAGGTTACAGCATCTGATGCTTCATTTATAGAACTAATAACAGATGCCTCTGGAAATCTTACAGGTTCATTCTGGCTCCCAAATACGGACTCTGTAAGATTTAAAGCTGGAACTAGAAGATTTAAATTAACAGATAAAGACCCTGATGATGCAACCTCAGTAGAAACTACTTTTGCTGCTACTATGTATACAGCAAGAGGTTTATTAGAAACAAAAGAAAATGTTACTATTTCAACAAGACTTACTGAAATTGAACAAAGAGAAGTTGCTGATGATAGAGTAGTAGTATCCACATCTAGAAGAACAAGAACAAGATGGTGGGATCCTTTAGCACAATCCTTCCTTATTGATACTGACCAATACCCTGAAGGATTATTTCTTACTTCAATAGATCTTTATTTTAAGACTAAATCAGATACTATTCCTGTTACACTTCAGATTAGAGAGATGAATCAGGGAATACCTACTCAAAATATTATACCATTTTCAAATGTAACTCTTCAGCCGTCAGTTGATTCAGTCACTGAATCTGGAACTGGAACTGCGGGAACTAAATTTGAATTTAGTTCTCCTGTATATCTTCAATCAGGTGTGGAATATTGTTTTATTGTAATGGCTAACTCAATTGACTATGAATGCTATTATGCTTCTATAGGAGGTGAGGATATAGGTACCCAGAAACGTATATCTAAACAACCTTATGCAGGTGTATTATTTACATCACAAAATGCTTCTACCTGGACACCTGATCAGAATAAGGATTTAAAATTTACACTTAATAGAGCTAAATTTAGTCCATTGGCATCTGTTAATCTTAAGACTACTGATATTTCTAGTCCTAATACAAGATTATATAATAATCCTATTACTACTATACAGGGTGAAAATTGGATTACAGTACATCACAAAAATCATGGGTTTCTTAGTTCATCATCATCGAATAAAACTTGGGTTATTATAAAAGGTGTAACTGGTGATGCGTCTGGGAAAATTGGAGGAATAGATGTTGCTAATATTAATAAAGTTACTCCCCTCGGTGCACCAGCACCACAAGAGGTATATATAGCAGATCAAGATTCATTTAGGGTATCGATAATGGATAACAGTGGTGTTTCCCAGACAGCCTTGGCCACAGATCTTGGTGGTGGTGGAGATGTATATATATCTGAAAATATATTATATAATGTTATTCATCCTAATCTACAATTTTTAAAATTCTCATCAACTAATATACAATGGGGGATGAGTACTTATAAGGGCTCATCTGCAGCTGATATTGGTCAACCATATCCAGCTGCTAATGTAACATTTCCTATAGTACCTAATGAGAATGTTACATTACCATCTCAAATGATGATAGGTCGTAGAGGAAACGGTATTACAGATTCAGACTTTGCAAATGTTGCCCTTAAAGTAATTTTATCATCTGATAAAGATTATATATCACCGATAATAGATTTAGAAAGATGTTCAGTTACTGCTATACAAAATAGAATTAATTCACCTGGAACTAATTCTATTTTCCCTGAAACAGATCCTAAAAATGGTGAAGCACTAGCTAAATATGTTACAAAAAATATTAAATTAAAAGCAGAATCAGACACTATTAGAATGTATTTAGATGTTAACAGACCTTCCTTTACAGATATTGAAGTTTATTACCGTACACATCTTGAAGCTGATAAGATAGATTTACAGAACTGGATTAAAGCATCACCACTTCTGGATATATCAGTTTCTGACTCAGGTGAATATGAAGAAGTTGAGTATAACATAGAAGTAGCTTCTAATTTTTCTATATTCGCTATTAAAATAGTATCTAAATCGACTAATACATCTAGAGTTCCTACATGTAAAGATTTAAGAATTATTGCAGCTCAAGTATGAGGATGATTCCAGTAGAAGGTCATAAAGGGTTATATAGGGATTCTTCTACAAATGCTATAGTTAATACAAACTCAAATGAAATATTAGAGTATAATAGATTAAAACAACAAGCAAAAGCAAAAGAGAATGAAATGATAGAGATTAAAAATGATATAAATGAGATAAAAGCCATTTTAACAAAAATATTGGAGAAATAAGAGATGTCTAAGTTTATAGTAACTCAAGGTAATACTTTTGAGGAATGGCGAGTAAATACTAATCAAATTTCATCATCCGTGGGTGATACTAAAGTTATGACTCTCCATGCTGTTAGAAAATATTCCGGTGTCTCAGCTATTTATGATCGTGGAGGTTTTTATCCATCAAGTGAGCCGGATCTTTTGGGAACAGGTGCTACATTTGACATAACTATATATGCAAATCCTAATTTTGATCCAGATTGTGTTGCATCAAGTACCAACACTTGTTCTGACCCAATTGGGGAGGTATCAGAATCTATCCCATCTGCGACAATTATTCAGGCTGGTAACACCATATCACGGACTCAAAGATTTTTTTACACTTGTGAAATTGCATCCTCGGGTGATAACTCCCCCTCATCCTATATTAGTGGACAAATATTAATTATTAAAGGGTCTAATCTAGGTGGGATTAACAATGTAAATGATTTAAGAATTCATATTACTAATAGCTCGCTAGGTAAAATTACTGAGACTAATATATATGGTGTAATACCAAATGAATCGACTTCTTTAAATCAATTCATAACTTTAAGTGATTCTGTAGTACCTGATATAGTATCAGAAGTAAATCAGCTGAGAATAGATATATTAGGTGGTGGTTCAGGTTCGTCATCCATACATCTTGATACAACAGCACAAACACTTGGTGGGGGTATTAATGAGCTTTTCCAAATTCAAAGAGGCTCTGTTCCTAATTACTTATTATTTGATGATACTGAATACCCATTAAATATTGCCACCGTAGCAAATGGCTACCAAAAAAGTAGATTTGTTTGCCTAGAAGATGCTATTAAAAAAATAGATACTTATCAAGGTAATGGAAATCTTTTAAGTCTTAACCATGTTAATACTGCAACACTACCTGATGATAAAAATATAACTACACTTTTAATGGAGCATAGAACAAATATTGGTTTTGGTGAAGCAGAGTTTCTACAAACAATACCAGATACTCCTAATAATGCAGGTACATCTGGCAATAATACAGATCACCCAATGGGTTATGTTAATCTTTCAGACAATATTACGGACGCGCTAAATTCAATTAAATCTAAAGTTGATTTTTCACTAAATGAGCACGGAGCTCCACTAAGTAAAATACAAGCAGGTACATGGCAAAATAGTTCATTGTCGTCGGCCGCTCAAGGATATGATCACGGATATGCAAATTTTTATGAAAGAATAGGCGCATCAGCAAGATGGAATGAAGGAGGTGCGTCATACCAATCCAATGTTGGAGTACTACTAACTAGAGTACCTACTGAAAATGATTTTCTTACTGGATTAGTTACCCAGGAAGTCTATGAAACTTCTAAACTACGATATTTTCGAGATCCATCTTGGACTGGTATAGACATAATTAATGCGAACTCCACCACTCGACAGGATCCAGTAACTGGTGATGGTAGTCCAGAAACTGGTATTAATACTTTAATAACTATATTAAATACTTTATATGAATCATCAAAAGGCGAAACATTAGACAATGTCTATCTTAGAAGAGATGGTATGTTTGATATGTTTAGTCAGAAAAGTGCTGATGCTATAGCTAGACCTTTAACATTATCAACTGCTGGTATTTCTAGTAACGATAATATGTTATTCTTTAGGGAGCCTACAGCTACTGAAATAGTAGCTGACCCTGATGCTCCTCTTGTTGAACAAATGCGCATTTCAACAAATGGTTCTGTAGGTATAGGTAAGACAGCAGATGCTTCTGCTAAATTAGATGTATATGGACATATCAAAGGTACTAAATTTATATATGGCACTGAGGATACAGATTTAAGGTATTTAAAACTTGCTAATATTGATCAACAAATAGTAACATCTGATGTAGCCCTTCAGGGTATTTCTAAATTCACTAAAGAATTACAAATAGGTGAGGATACTGTATTTGATTCTACTGGAAATTATACACAGCATAATGAACTCAAACCTACTACATTTAAGTTATGGACACAGGATGTTATCAAGTCTATGCTTGTTCAATCCCCAGCAACTCATGACAAACATGAAGGTGTTGACGTAGAATATGAAAGTATGCAAATAACGGGTAGCACTAGAATACCTACAGAAAAAGATTATCTTAACAATGCAAAATCTAATGGTAACATAATTACTACAGAACAATATAATGCTGGTAGTCCTATGGTGGTTGATACATATTGGGTTAATGATATCCATATCATTGCCGGAAAACCAACTATTACGTTAACAGGAAAAATTACATCAGATGCTACTACAATTGACTTAGATGAAACTAATATAGATATTAATACATCATTGAACGATGAGGTAATAGAAGATGTTGTTGGTGCTATGGTTAGTGGTAATACTGAAAAGGGTATTGCTGTAACATATCAAACTGATGATGGTACACTCGATTTTACAGCCTGGGACCATACTATTAAGTTAACCGGAGATGTGACCGGCGAGGTAACAATGAATAATAGTTCCGATGAGGCGACGTATTCAATTGATACTACTGGAAAGACGATAGCACTAGGGACTGATACCTCTGGTGCCTATGTAAAATCGGTGGTTATGCATTCCACAAATAATAACGGGGTGTCTGTATCTGGATCTGCGGGTGGGGACTATACTATACAGTCTGATGCTACTTCAATAAATACAGCAAATACCATAGTATACAGAGATGCTTCAGGGGCTTTTAGTTGTGGTGTAATGACTGGTACAGCAACTAAAGCCCGATATGCAGATTTAGCGGAAAACTATGTTGCTGATAAACAATATGAAGTTGGTACAGTATTATCCTTAGGTGGTGAATTTGAGGTTACAGAATCAGATAGGATAATGGATTCTAGAATCGTAGGAGTCGTTTCTGAAAATCCTGCATACTTAATGAATTCTGGTTGTTCAGGTGAATTTATAGCTACTGTTGCACTAAGAGGAAGAGTACCTGTTAAAGTAGAAGGACCAGTTGATAAAGGTGACATTATTATATCATCTGGGAGAGGTACAGGGGTTTCTAATAATAACCCTTCATTTGGTTCTATTATAGGAAAGGCTGTAGTATCTAAAACTTCTGAAGGTACTGAGTTAATAGAGGTAGTTATTACCTAATGATTGGTATTCTTGGTTATGGTTTTGTTGGGAAAGCAGTTGATAAAGGGTTTACCAAAACAGATAAAATAATATCGGACCCTTTATATAATGATGTATCTATCGAAGATATGATGGATACAGAATGTATATTTGTATGCCTCCCAACACCTACAGTAAACGGTAAAATAGAAGCAACAATACTATTAAATGCACTTGAGAATCTAAAAGAACTTGAGTACTCTGGTCTTATAATAATAAAATCTACTGTGCTTCCAGACCTAATTAAAGGGTACTCTAATAATATAGTATGTGTACCGGAATTCTTGTCTAGAGCAACGGCCCACCATGATTTCATTAACCCTCATGTATTAATAATAGGATCAAATTCTATTGTTACATCACAGCATACTTTAGCTATATTTAAGAAATATTCTGAGGTTTCCACAAAGAATGTACATCTAACAGATATAAAAACAGCTTGTATATTAAAGTATACTATGAACACCTTCAACGCCCTAAAAATAACATATTTAAACGAGATATATAAAGTATGTGGGATAGAGGGTATAGATTACAAAGAAATAGTATCTGTACTAGAGCGAGTACCACGGATGGGTACAGGTCTTTTTGATGTTCCTGGTCCAGATGGTAAGTATGGATTTGGTGGGCCGTGTCTTCCTAAAGATGCTGAGTCTTTTGCCTCTGTATACTCTATGGATTTAGTAAAAAGTATATTAGAGGTTAATTCGTTATTAAGACATTAAATGTTCTATTATCAGAAGGGTGTAATTTAAACTGCTCATATTGTGGAATGGATAAGTGGTCTAAGAATACTTTATCTCATGATTCTATAATAAATAAATTTAAAGAACTTAGACTTGAGCACCCTAATGATCTTATACAAATAGACTTTTTCGGGGGTGAGCCTCTTCTCCAGATGAAGATGGTTAAGTCAGTTATATCAACAATGAAGAAAGTTGATGATAATTATGCCTTAGCTATGCCTACTAATGGGATATCCCTAACACCTGGAATACTAGATTATCTTTTAAAAGAAAATGTTAAGATATCAATATCATTCGATGGCTTATGGCAAAACGATAGAAGACCTATTAGAGATTCCAATCTATCTTCTTTAGATGTATTATACGCTAAACGAGAATTGTTTTCTGGATTAAAATGTCATTCTATGATATCCGGATCTGACTATAATTTACTAGAAAATCATTTATATATAACTCGAAATTTTGGAATGAATCCTGGATTAACATTAGTTAGAGATAGAGGGACATGGACTCCGGAATCAGTTAAACTTCTCCAGATCGGTATTGATGAAATGTATGAGTGGTACAAAAATAATATTACGGAGGATATGCCTAATTTTATACTATCCTGGCTTCGTGATATATTAAGATATCATTATAAAGGATTTACAGCTGAAGGGTGTGGTGTAGGAAGAAATCTTTATGCATTAACAGAGACTGGAGAGTCCGTTACATGTGACAGATTTACTGGGGATAAAGAAGCAGCTGAGAAGATAGATCAGTTTTACTCTATGCCTGAATGCTCAACTTGTCGTGTAAAGGATTATTGTCATAAAGGTTGCATGTATGAGCAAATTAAGTCGAATGGACCAATACCCGAACTTTGTGATATATATAAATATTGTTATGATAAAACAAAAGAAATATTACCTTTGATACCTAGAGATATAATAAGGAGAGAATTCCATGATTCGTGATAGTATAAATGATGTAAATAAACATTTGGCCAATGCCTCCTTTAATCTTATTGAAGCTGCAAAGCATTTATCTGATATACCTCAATTCCAGGAAGAAGCTTTAAAAGTATCCCAATTAGCAAATGCCCTTATCGGAGTAATTGAACCACAAAAAGAAAAAATAACAGATGAGAAGTTAGATTCCATATTAGAGGATATACTTAATGCTTAATAATAAAAGAAATCAGTTTTCGTTTGAGATTACAACTACAGCTCTTTGCAATATGTCTTGTACATATTGTTTTGAAGGACTGAAAACAAACAAACAGACTCTGAGTAATGTAAAAATAGAGGTTTTAAAAGCTAAAATTAATCAAATTCTTGAGTCAGAATGGTTTATACAACGTTTTGGTGCTTTTAATATATCATTTTGGGGAGGTGAGCCTACATTAAATGGTAAATTAATTGTTGATATAATGAATACATTTGGGGATAATGATTTAGTATCTTTTCACATGTATACTAATGCTCTAGATAGAAAACGACTGGATTATGTTTTAGACTCCGTACCACAGTCTGCTCTAGATAAATTTAGAATCCAGGTATCTTGGGACGGTGAAGTTATTAATAAAAAGTATAGAGTTCAGGGTGTGAATACAGATACAACAGAAAGAGTATTAGCTAATCTAGAATACTTAATTACAAAAAATATAAATGTATCTATGAAAGCTACTGTACCTTTAGAATCTATGAAAGATATTGAAGAGACATGGGATTCCTATAAAGCTTTGTATGATAGATTAGATGGGCATGCGGCGGTAACATACGCACCTACAATAGATTATGTGAATGAGTTACCTGATGTTGAACTTGAAGAATCTGTAGCTACATTTCGGTCAGCTATGCTTAGAGTAGCAAAAAAGGAAATAGAGTTTTATAAGAAACATGATCATTTTTTATGTTCTTGGTTTGATGGTAATGAACAAAAAGTACATTGCGCCTCTGGTGCTAATATGGTCGCTATAGATGTAACTGGAAAATCTTATGCTTGTCATGGCTCGTTATATTCCCCTAATAAAGAATCAATGGGCTCTGGATCTATAATGGATAAAGAATGGGTCGAGAATTTAGGTATTGAAACTCAAAAATATGCAAATTATATTAAAACTGTACCAACAACATGTACAGATTGTGTTGCAACAACTTGTATGATTTGCCCTGTATCCTCACTAGACAATTCAGTGAAGTCTAATTTCATGGAGCAATGGACGGACAGATATATAAATAATCAGTGTGGGTATTTTAAAACATTTGGAGAAATCGATAGAGCGGTTGTATCCAGTATAAAGAATCAGGGGAGATAATTATGTCGTGTCTAGAGCACAATTGTGTGGCTAATTGGGAGGGTTACAGTACTGGTCGTGACGGTCTAGGATCAAGGGGTGGGTGTTTAACAAATAGACCCTTAACTACTACGGCTAATGTTGCTGAAGGAGCTCCTATAAACGTTGACATATTAGAAGAGGTAAGACAAAAGATTAGAGCAGAATTAACTAGATGGAATGAACATAGGTATCATGATTTTACCGTCACCCAACCAACTCCTTATACAACATCTACTATTATTACGGATAATCATGTAGAGGAATTATACTTTATGGTAGACAAAGTTACCGGTGGGCAAGGATTTATGGCTGATAGAGATGGGGAGCTGATTGATGCTACTGATTGGGCGGGTCCTGACATTTACGCTAGGTCGATCTATGAAAAATATGAAATTGTTAGGAAGGATTGCATTTGTAATTCCGATTGTTCTTGTAATTCTGTCTGTACTTGTAATAATAATTGCGAGTGTAATTACACTGCATAATAGTACCATTGTTTAATTAGAAAAAAGAATTATTGAATTGGAGAAAAAAACAAATGATATATGAATTAGCATTAGTTAGAGATAGTGGAACACATTGGCAAGTTACGGGTATTACTTCTAATACATTAGATAATATTGTTAATACAAATGAACAATATCTTAAGCTTTCTGTAATGGCAGCTGAAAGGATTAAAACAAGTTTAAACGACGGATGTAAAAATATAATAATTCCTAAAACTCTTCAAACTCTTGAAGTTTTACCGTCAGAAGTTATTGTAGAGGATATAGACCCTGAGGATATTGGGAATGTTAAATCGGTAGAGATTAGGAGAATTAGAGCTTTAATAACACCCGAACTTGCATCCATTTCAGGTGTAGCACTCTACTCATGGATTATCCTTAATAATGAACTAAATTCTAAAGGATACTTTATATATGATGGTAATAGAGAGGAAGTATACCTAAGTATATTAGAGACTGGTGATGAAGAGCTTATTAACAAGTTAGAAGAATATTTAAATTATAAAGATGAGATTGCTAGAGTATCCCATCTAAATTCTAAATTTTCTAATATTTTTAAAGAGATAATGACTCTTACAGATAAAGATAAGGTTACGGAGAAAGCTGACAAATTTATAAAAAGTCATATGATGTTAAATGTTTAATAATGAGCAGGCGAATTGGTGTAGTATATAAATGGCAAATACATAATAAGATAAATGGATCTCTATTCTATGCATTTGAGTATGCAGTATACCTCAAAACTGAGCTATACATAGCAGGAATCACAAAAGAAGATTTAAATTTAGTTAACAATATCTTAAGATCAAAATACTCTATTTCTCCAAAGAATATTAAATCAATTAATGTAACTAATTTATATAGTCTTGATCTCCAGAAAACTCTATTAGTTGATATTAAATCGTTCTATAATGTAAAGGAATTCCTGTCAGGAGATGTTCATGTATTCTCCGATGTACCTCATCCTATGTTTAGATATAAGAATGACAGAAGTGTAACATACTATGGATCATATGATTATCAGGACTATGATGTATTCAATTACCTTAAATTAAACTTTTCTATATTTAAAGATATTATAAAGTCTGGAGATAAAACCTTTGTATCAGGAGTGTATCCATTCTTAGGACTCTCGAAATATCGGAATAGAGATAATGTTATAATGAAAGAACATTATATAGGTCGTGGAGATTTATTTGAATTAATATCTTCAATAGTATATGTACATAGCTCACGTGATACTAATAATAGAATAATTCCGGAAGCCTTTTATTACTCTAAGAAAATTAAAATCATTGAGGAATTAGAGAATATAATAGACTCTGTTACTCTTAGATATAATGATATTAAGAGTAATGGTCTTTCTAATTATACATTATCCTCTAACGATATGATGATACAGGGAATGCTAGGATGAGTAAAATACTACAATTACCTAAAGAATATGAATTATGGTTGACTTATTCATGGAGTAATAACAACCACGGCATATGTGGTCATACTTTTGAAGTCATTGATTACTACCATATATTAAAAAACCATTTTAAAGTTGGTATATTATTAGCTGAAGATATAGATATGAATATGTTTGTTCAGGCTATTCAAGAGAAATACGATTTTAATACTAATGAACTTGAAGATATAAAGCAAAATACTCTTTTTAAAAAGAGACCTAGACTAGTATCAGGATCTAATATTATTTTTACTGATGGTGGTGTATTATCAACAAAAGATAAAACATTAATATTTGATAATATCTTTCATATGGCTTGTGGTGATAAAGAAATAAAAGATAATACAAAAGAAAATGTGTGGATACTTCAAGATGATAGAGTTTATGACCCAGTAACTCTTAATGGTATTAATTACAAAAAGAAAATACTATTTTCTAGATTAAAACGACTTAAACGACCTGCATTATTCCCTGGCTGGTTAAGAACTATTATGCTATATTCTACTAAGAATTGTCGTAATATTCCAGAAGCTCAAATTAAAAAAATATCTAATAAGTATAAAGGATATCATATAATGGTGCTTACTAACTCAGAAAATAAAGGTGAAGACTCTGAGTGGATTAAATATTATGAAGTACCTACAAAGGATCTATTTAATAGATTTATTATGTATTATTATACACCTATAGAAAGAAAGCATGATTGTTCTCCTAGGTTTATAGCTGAGTGTAGACATTATAATAAACAAGTCGTATACGATTCTAAAATAAACGATGAGTATCTTGAGACAGACTTAGGACTTAAATATAGAATGCAAGATATTGAAGAGGACTTTGATTCATTAAACCTAGAGGAAAATGATGACATAATTAATATTATTAAGAATATTATATATAATGAGCCCAATAAACTATAACATTGTATCACATCATAAGATTCAGTCTGAAAATAAAGACAAACTATGTTCAAGAGCTAAGTTAGACACAGGTACTCATTGTAATTATGACTGTGAGTTCTGCTATTACGGAGAACAACTTCATATTCGTACTGATACTGATGTTATAAAGAAACGTATTGATTATCTCTGGGATACAGGTATGGAAGAAATAGACTTTTCTGGAGGGGAATCTTCTATACATAAAGACTTTTTTGAGTTAGTACAATATGCCAAAGATAAAGGCTTTTCTAGTATATCTACATTATCTAACGGACATAAATTTTCTAAGATTGACTTCATGCGTAAAGCTTATAATGCAGGTCTAACAGAAATATTATTTTCTGTTCACGGTTCTAATGCCAGTATACATGATAAAATAGTAAGACGATCAGGAGCATTTAATCGTATTATTAAAGCTATCAATCTATGTAGAGAAGTAGGTATTAAAGTTCGTATCAATACTACTGTTACTATGGAAAACTTTACTGCTTTATCAGAATTCTCTACACTAATTCAAAGTCTCGATGCCGATGTATTTGAGGTTAACTACTTACCCCTAAATCATTGGGATGACGCTAAGACACAGATACCATTAGATTATAATGTAGTATGCACTGAAATAAAAAAGTCTATTGACATACTTAAATCAGCAGTTAAAATAATTAATGTTAGATATACTCCATACTGTTACATGGAAGGGTATGAGAAATATGTATGCTCTACATATCAACATATATGGGATGTCTATGATTGGAATATCGGGGTATATGACTATTCTGTTGATCCTCAGGTATATAAAAAAGATTCATTAAAACATCTGCTCAAAGTAGCTAAAGAAAATAGAAATCAAACATATATGAAACCTAAATCATGTATGGGATGTAAGTATTTTTTTATATGTGATGGTATTGAGACTGAAAATAACTCTACTCTACCCTTAGCAATAAAAGGTGAATTGATATATAATCCTATACATTATCGTAAAGGATATTATGAATCTATTTGAATTAATACCAACAGATGAGTATCCTACATTCGACTTTAAAGTAACATTAAAACCATCATTTAGATGTAATCAAGCCTGTTGGTTCTGTACTGAATATGATAATAATTCGTATGAATGGTCAAAAGAGGATTGTAATAAAGTATTAGATAAGCTTGATAATGTATTAAAACCCTATCAATCTATCTTTATATATTTCTATGGTGGTGAGCCTACTCTATCTAAGTATTATGAGTACTTACACTATGAGATTACTAAAAGACACAGACATAAGAAACTATTCATACAAACTCAGACTAATGGTTCTATGAATGTTAAAAGACTATTAAGATTTCTTAATACATTAGAATTATATAAAGATCATACACTAGATATATCAACTTCTGTACATCTTAATAAACAGAAGATTGAAGATCTAATAGATAAGCTTAAAATATTAAAGAAGTATAATGCATTAGGTAATATATTTCCTTCTACAGAATATCTAAATGAAGAACAATTTATGAAAGAGTTGAAGTTAATGATACATGAATTTGATAATAAAGTCAAGATAAAATTCACAGAAATTGGTTTAGGAGTTATTAATTCAAGAGAAGCTCAATTATATCCTTCGGATCAAGGTGATATTAAATCATTTGAATTTAGATATTTTACACAGAAATATCCTTTCCTACTTAATTATCTTGAAGAGGGATTTAATTTTCAGGTAGATGATAAGGTTGTTAACTATTCTATGGTGAAAGCTAAAGATATACATAAACAAGTAAGGTTTATGAAGTGTGAGTGTGGTACTAAGAATCTTGTTATAGACCATAACCTAAAGATGTATAGGTGTAATGACGACTTTTATAACAACATAGGTATACAAGATATATCAGAAGATATAGAGATAAAGAATAAGTATTGTCTTAATAAGGCTTGTTATGATGGTCTAGAGTTTAAGAAATGGAGACCTATCACTATAATACAACCACAGGAGGATATACCAGAATTATGATTAATAACCCATTCGCTATATTAAAGGAAATAATTGTAGGAAAAGAATTAAATATACCTACAAAGATGGTTGACTTTACATTTAAACATTTCTTTAGAGATAATCTTACTGTATCTCAATACAATGCAGGTAATGAAAATATATCTATAAACCACAATATACTTAAAGAAAGACAAGATGATTTAGATACACTAGCAACTACATTAGAAGATTTAGGTATAATTGTACATAGACCAGAGTCTGTAGATACATTAATCCCTATAAAAACTTTTAATTACACAACTTATATGTCGGGTGCAGGTAATGTTAGAGATTTAACATTAATGTGCCATGATTACTTAATAGAAACTCCAGTACTTATACGAAGTCGTGTACAAGAAACCAAGTTATTATATAATATTTTCCGTAAACTAGATAAGATATGGATCAAAGCCCCTGAACCTAAATTAGAAAAAGACTCTACTGATACTGATAATTGGAGAATCAAGAGAGACTATAAGTCATTAGATTTAAAAGGATACGATATATCCTTTGATGCAGCTCAATGTATTGTATATAAAGATGTTCTTGTTATTAATATATCTAATATTAACCATTATCTTGGATACAAATGGTTAAAGAGAGTACTACCTATTAAGGTATATTATGTAGAATTTACGGATAATCACATAGATGGGTTACTAAATATTATATCAGATAAAGTATTCTTAGCTAATCCTATACTTACTGAGTTAGACTATAGAACTCAACTACCTTCTGAGTTTGATGATTTTAAATATATATTCCCTCAAAGGTCTATAGAAGATGGAGAAGGATTTGCAACACAAGGGGGTATGGATATTAATGTGCTTAATATTGATGAGAATACAATACTAGTAAATAATGATGCACACTCTACTATTAAAGTCCTTGAAGAAAATAGTTATAAAGTAATACCTGTACAGCTACGACATAATAAGTTATTTGCTGGAGGTATACATTGTTCCACGATAGAAATTGATAGAGAATGTATCTAGACAATATAGAAGTAGTAGAGATAGAACTAACAAATCTATGTAATGCAGGATGTCCTTTATGTTTTAGACATAATAATGATATTATATTAAATTCAATTAATATAGATAAACTCCTTCAATTCCTTTCAAAACTTAAAAATTTAAATAAAATTATACTATGTGGTAATGCAGGGGAACCAACACAACATAAAGATATCATTAAGTTCCTATCTTCTCTGTCTGTATATGTTGAGATATATTCTAATGGTAATATACAAAAACGTACACTACACTCACTAAGTCAGGCACTTCCATCTAGGCATATAATAGAAATAGCTATAGATGGTATTGATAATAAAACACAACAGATATCCAGACCAGGGAGAAAACTAAAAGCTATTGATAAAAATATAGAGTATATGAATACGAATGGTATTAATGTTTGTGTTGTATTTACTAGGTATCTACATAATGAAAATCAAGAAGATGCTATGCGTAAAAAATATGATAATCTAAAAGTTCGAGATACACGATATACCTCCTCAAAACTTAAATACCCTTCAGATTTTTCTACATATATTATACCTGCAGATAAAGTATTTAAAGATAAACCCCAATTCAATAGAGTGTTTAGACTTAAACCTAAGTATACAAAGTATATATTTGTATCAGAGATAGGTAATATATATCCATGTGATGTAATAGCGAGAAGGACCACAAAAACAAAATATAATATAGATAATTATGAGATGATACAACTTGAAGATCAAGAGTCTCAATGTAATTCAATTACAACATCCCTTAATGGGTGTATGTATACATGTAAATACGACTTATGACACTAATAGCTGGTTCTGAAAAAGCGATACCTACATTCTCATGGATGATAAACAATAGATGTAACTATCATTGTACATATTGTTGTGCTTCTGAATTAAATATATCAGAGAAAATTAATACAAAACAAGAAAGACGTATCATTCGACTGGTAATAGCTAGACTAAAACTCATTGATTTTGAGTATAATCTAGAGATACTTGGTGGTGAACCTTTATTATCAAAACATATTGATTTTATTATATCAGAGGTTCAAAAGATAGAATCAAGAACTTCTGAGAATACCTTTATTATAACCAATCTATCTAAGAGAGTTGAGTTAGTACATTCACTTAATAATATAACTATTAAAGCTTCTTATCATCCTGAATATGACTTAGATAGTTTTTTCAAAAGATTAAAGGATATATCATCAAAGACTCTTGTTATAGTAAATATCCATCCAGACCCTATCTATCATCGTAAAACAAAAGAACGAATAGCAGAATTACTTAAGCTTAGTATACCGTATGAATTAAACTATTTAACACCTATAGAATCAATTGGGTTTAAATCTAATTACTCTGATGATATTATAAAAGTATTTGAAAAGGAACTTGCGGATGCTGTTAATCCATCTCATTTCATATCATTTGCTACAGGGTCTAATAGATTTGAGAATAAACAATGTAGGCCAATGTTTATTGATATAGACTATAATGGGAAGTTTAAAAATAATTGTACTAAAGAAACATATAAATTAAAAATATCAAAGGAGGATTTATTAATATCAACTTGCAAATTAAAGTTTTGTGAATGTACGTTAATGCTAGAGTATCCTAAGTATAATGACTAATAGAAAGAAAAAGATAATAACTGTATATGGTATAGATAATTGTGGTAAAAATACATTAATTCGCTTATTAGAAGAAGCTCCAAATATAAGATGTTCAGTAGAGGATTCCTTAGGTTCTCCCAAATCCTCTATAATAAACCTTTATAAAGATTTTAATATATCTATTAGGGACGCTTTTAAACTATATAAAAACCAATTAGTGTTTAAAGAGAGTTGTACCTTATATGAAAACTATATTAACTATGCATTTCTTATAAAAGCTAAAGAAAACTGTATACTATCTAAATCCACAGGTATTCACCACCCTAAGGAAACACTATCTAAAGATATTAATGTCCTTTATCAAGATTATGTATTGAAGCAAATTAATATCTCCAGAAATATTACTATTGCATTCTTTACTACTTTTTATAACTACATAGAAAGGGGTGAAGGTACCTTTTCAGAGGTGTTAGATGCATATGTTAAAGAACTAGTTGATGATAATGATAAGTTTGAGTATGCAAGATTAAACTTTCTTAATATAGAACATACTGATCTAATTAATCCTAATAAACGTAATTGTATTCTAGAGTCATTTTACCAATATATAGAAGAAGAAGATAATACTATTTTTACTACAACTTACAACCAATTTAATACAGCTGCTAATAAATGGATTACAGAGTATGAAAAGTCTCAGTTGAAGCAGGCTTCTAAAAAATATAACTTAGAAGAGTGTTATGCTAAGATATGTACAGTAATGCTAAAAAAGTTTCCAGACACACGGATTATCCCTTATAATGAACTTTCCACATATATTTAATGTATCATTAACATCGACATGCTTTCTTAAATGTAACTTCTGTCTAAAAGGAATAGAAGGGGGTATCTATCAGAAATATACACCACTTGAAATAGATAAATTCAAATATATTATTGATGAAGTAGAAAAAAATGGTACAAGGATAATTGAAATGACACCTACTGTAGGTGATATATTATCCTATAACCATAATGATTTGTTAGAGCTCTTCGATTATCTTGACTCTAAAGATAGTATAGATAATTATTACTTCTACACATCAGCAGTATCCTCATCAGTGCTATCTGATTCATTTATGCAGTCATTGGCACAAAGAAAGAAGCTATGTGTATATATTTCTCTATATGGGTCTGAACTAAAGGAATTTAAACGTATTACATTAGGTAAAGAGAAACAATATGACATTCTTAAAAGTAATGTAATTAAATTCAAAAAATATATCCCTAATTTAGCGGTATTATTACGATCTTCAAAGAAACCTGATACTTTTTTTAGAGTTATACTAGAGTCAATGAGAACATATGATGATTGGGTTAATCACTCACACTCACATGCTTCTACAGGCTGGACTGATATAGACAAACCTTGTCAGTATGCTATTATGGATAATGGTACTGCTCCTAATGGTGATATCTTAGTATGTACATGGATAGATGGTAAGTCAGAGACTAAAATAGGTAATATATATGATGATGATATAGGGGATATATATAATAATATAGGAGATGATTTAAGACAAGACTTATGTATTTCTTGTGATTTCTATTCTAATCTTGGTAATTTAAATGAAACATATAAAACTGTAGTTAGAAACTTTTATAAGGACTTTGGTGATATTATTAAATAATGTATATGAGAAAGGAGATCCTGCGGGAGATGATTTAGAGTCTAAGTATTTCTTATCTTATAAATTCAATGGTATGAAATTGATAAAAGTTGATGATAATAGTAACATGAGATTTACTGCAGACTTTTTATATAGTATGAATAAGGATCCTAATGTACCTAACTATTTATATAAAGATGATGATTATTACTATTTTGAATATATAGAAGAAGATCCACGTCCTAGAGTAAATAGTATACTAATATCAAACTACATAAAAGATCACGGTATGTTCACTAGCTACTTTAGGTTAATAGATAGTGATATTAGAAACTTTGTAGTCCGTAACAATATAGTGTACTACATTGACTTAAAATGGATAATACTAAACACCAATGACTTCAGTTTACCACACAAACAATAATACTCCGATATCTAAGTACATCTTAGATAAATCACAGGTTGTTATTGATAATATTAGTATATCTGACTTATACAATTATCCACATGATAGAGATACATTCTCTACTATAGCTAATATGTATAGGGTTAATAATGATATGATCTCTGTTAGGTATGGTACTGATGGTGTTATAAAAGACACTCTATATGAATTTAAAGGTCAGAGTATATATTATAAATCACCTAATTATGGTATGCTTGATTATTATACTGAGCTTTATAATATAAGGCATACTGGTTTCTCTGAGGCCTCTGTTATATACATATCAACTCCAAATCCTTCAAATGGTCTATCTGTTTCTGACTCAGATATAATAACGTATATATCAGAAAATCTTGATAAATTTTTTATTATTGACCTATCATATGATATCTATGTTAAAGATAGTCTATCTACTCATATAGAATATGTAGAAAAGTTATCTTTATATTCAAATGTCATGACTCTTATATCATTCTCTAAGATGACTGGATTGACTGGTTTAAGAGTGGGTATAGGTATATCATCTCTAGAGTTAACATCAAGACAGCCGTGGAATATAACATCAATATCCCTAAAAATATTTCAAGAGATATTTACACCTGATATTATACAGAGACATAAAGAGATTATTAACAAGGCTACTTTAAAGTTTATAGAAAAAGAAGGAGATAATATTTCTTTTGCAACTAAAGCCCCTATTGTATTACTTAAAGAAGATATCTTGGAGGAGACAAGATATTATTCTGAGTATAAAGCCTATAGATATTCAGTTATTGATGGTCGATTGGAATGAAAACTTTTAATATAGATACATCCCATAAAAAGAGAAATGTAGATAATGAGTCATGCATAGATATATTTGGAGAGATAGAACTATCACTATCCCGGACCTGTGACAAACAATGTGTGTCATGTCCTCACTCTGTAATAGATTATAGATCATTTAATAAGCAAGAAGTACAATTTATGTCTATGGATATAGTAAATAAAATTGTTGAAGAGCTAAGAGATGTAGGTTTTTCAGGTCAAATAGATCTAGCTGGTTTAGGAGAACCTACATTACATCCGGATTTCCTAGAGATATTTGAGAAACTAACTCAAATAAACGATCTCTTAACTGTTCGATTAGTTACTAATGGTTATAAGAAAAAGTTCGGCTCTTCTAAGTTTATCGATAAGATGTATAATTTAATGCACTCACAAGTAGAGATATTAATATCAGTATATAATCGCAATGATATAGAATATTATAATGATATATCTAATAAGTTCGCAGGTAAGCGAATAGAATTAAAGGAAATATTTTTAGAGTCTGATCCAATAGAAAATATCATTACTAATTTTTCTCTTAATAATAGAGCAGGTTCTGTACCATCAATACATAATAATTCTGATAATAAGACTTGTTATTATCCATTTTTTATGTTATTCGTATCACCTGATGGAGATTATCAATACTGTCCACATGATTGGAAAAAGAATTTAATAATAGGTAATATTAATGATACAGGCCTTCTTGATATGTGGAGAAAAAAGACAAAGCAGAGAGAGTTATTTTTAAATTACCGTAGAAATGATATAGAGATATGTAATGTATGTAATGTTAAAGGTACTTTAATAGGTGGTGAATCCTTTAATGAGTTTAAAGGATAATTAATATGAATAATAATTTATTAGAATTTACTGATGTAAGTTCTTATAAATCTGTACAGAAACTTATTAAAGAAAATGGAATATATTTTGATAGGGTAAGCTCTCAAGTTTATAGAGGACTTAAAATTACAGATTTTTATGGTGATGTTAAACAACAGTATTTAGATTTTATTATATTATTAAAGTCATATGAGTTATTAACTACAGAATTTAAATTAACTGATTTTATAATAGACAGTAACCGGAAATTGAAATATGTTGAAGTTACTAATATTTGTAATAAAGAATTTATAATATATGACGGAATTGAGGATGCTGATGGTGTAATATATAATAGTGTGGATGTTCGTGTATGGAATTTTTGGGATAAGTTTATAATATCGGATAAAGATAAAACTATATTATTTTTTGATAGTTTAACAGAAGATAATAGACAAGTTATAATATCAACATTACCAGAGATAAGTCTATATCAATTCGTGAAAATTTAGAAGTGAGGTATAATATGAAGTACGCATTAATAACAATGATTGAGAATGATGATCATAATATAAACAATATAAATAATGAAGGACAATACCCAGAACCTCGAAGGTACGAGTCTGAATCAATTATATGTTTTAAGAACTGGAGAAAGAATGGTGGTTGGCTGAAAGATATACCTATATATGCCTACTGTCCTTCGAAGAATACTATATCTAAAGAAACACAGGATAAGTTAAAGGATCTTAATGTTACCTATATAGAGAACTATATTAAAGAAACAGATGATTATTTTTGTGGATATTGGAACGTACCTTTAGCAGGATACATATTAGAAGAAACATTAGAAGAAGATATATTCATTCATATTGATCTTGATATGAATCTAATTAAACCTCTTCCAAGAGATCTAGTTGATTCAGTAGGCTCTAATGATTTTGTTATATGTGGTCAGTATGATGATTATTCAGCAGGTTCACAGAGGAATGCTCCGGAGGAATGGGTTAATCCTTTTGATACAGGATTTGTCATATCACATAGAGATTCAGGGTTTTATAAAGCATTCTATGAGTCACTTAAAGATCTTACCGAGAACGGCGGTGATGATATATGGGATGAGTATATGTCAGATAGGCATCTACATGATTTAGAAGAATATGCAATTGACCTTCATTTTAATACTAATATGCATCCTGTTATTAAACCTATTCAACGATATCAAATTGGTGAGTTCTATACACCTATTGATGAATTTGAAGATTCTGAAATCGAAGGAATTTATTTCTGGCATGAACATTTAATTGCAGCTGAAGAATATGTCAAAACAAGGACAAGAGAGAAGATTGAATATTTTAAACGAGCAAAAATATAAACTATGAATTTCCATAACAATCATGATTTTATAACATTATTTGAGTCTAGATTATCAGAATACACAGGAGCTCCTTATGTTGTATTAACTGATTCTTGTTCTAATGCTATATTTCTGAGTTTAAAGTACCTGAATAGTCCTACTGTACTATCAATACCTATACATACATATATCTCAATACCACAAGCAATTAATAATGCAGGTTATAAGTATACCGGTAATAAAGAGGAATGGGTAGGATCATATAACCTTAAAGGTACTCATATATGGGATTCAGCTGTCGGATTTCATAGAGATATGTATAAGAAAGGTCTTTGGATGTGTTTATCCTTTCATCAAAAGAAAGCTATTCCTATTGGTAAAGGTGGTGCAATTTTACTTGACAATAAAGAAGACTATGATATACTAAAAAGAATGTCTTGGGATGGTAGAGATGCCTCTATACCAGTTAAAGATGATCTTGGTATTATTAATGGTTATCATATGAATATGACACCAGAGCAAGCTGCTAAAGGTGTATTACTACTGAATAATTATAATGAAGAATTTAAACAAGGGTCATGGAAAGATTACCCTATATGGAGTAATGAATGAGTAAGATATTAATATTAGGCGGGACAGGATTTATAGGGACACATTTAGTTAGATCATATAAAAAATCCGGAGATGATGTAACTGTAATAGATAACTACTCAACATCAAATTCCTCTGGTCTTAAGAACATTAATATAGTCTATGATGATATAACAAAGATGGATGATTCGATACTATACCCATATATTGGGAATGCAGATAAGATTTATTTTCTTGCAGGATCTGTTGGTGTATCTAATATAGACTCTAATCCCTATCAAACTCTTTTGAATAATGTTGATATCTGTAGGAAACTTATTCCCCTATTCGAAAAAGCTCAAAGACATGTGATATTCACATCATCTTCAGAAATATATGGTTCTGCTGAGTATGCATTTTCGGAAGACGATCCGGCATCTATACCCTCATCACTTAATACAAGAGGTGGGTATGCAGCCTCTAAGTTATTAACAGAGTTTATGATAACATCCTCTTCTTTTCCATATTCTATAGCACGTCTATTTAATGTAGTAGGATCTGGCCAGTCATCTAAGTATGGTATGGTTCTACCAAGATTTATTGAAAAGGCAAAAAAGAATAAACCTTTAGCTATATATGGTACAGGAGAGCAAATAAGATCATTTTGTCATGTCTCAGATGCTGTAAGTCTTCTACAAAAGATAACACCTGAAGATAAATTAATTAATATAGGTAATTCTGAGGACCCTATTACTATGACAACACTAGCTATGCTAGTTATTAAACTTCTTCACTCAAAATCTATAATTTCCTATAAAAATCCAAGATCTGGTGAGATTATGTATAGAATACCCGATATGTCTATGGCAATTAATAAGTATGATTACAAACCTAGATATGATTTAGGTGATATAATAAGGGAAATGATGTGATACTTTTTATATTTGCTCACCCAGATGATGAATCGTATGGACCATCAGGTACAATATCAAAATTATCTGATAATAATAAAAATGTTGTAGTTATTTCACTATGTAAAGGTGATAAACCGCATGCAACCCATGTATCTTCCGATCGAATATTAGCATTTAAAGAATCATGCCGTCTCCTAAATGCCCAACCTATTATATTCGATCAGTCAGATTGTAATATGGATTATTCTGAAACTCTTGAAACAATTGAAAATGTTATTGAAACATACAAACCTGAAGAAGTATATACACATAATATATCAGATATACATAGGGATCATAGAATGGTAGCAGAAGCCTGTATGGTAGCATGCAGACCTAAGACTCAGAGTACAGTACGTGCTCTATATATGTCAGAAATACCATCTTCTACAGATTGGAGTTTTGGGCAAATTGAACCTGTATTTGTACCAAATTATTATGTTGATGTAACAGATAAGATAGTACTTAAACAACGTGTAATGTCATTATATTCAACTGAACTTTATAATTACCCTGATTGTAGATCTATAGAATCTATGGAGGCCTTAGCTATGTACCGTGGAAAGCAAGTAGGAGTACATAGGGCAGAGGCGTTTAAACAAGTATATCGTCTATGTTAATACGTCCTGAACCATAAAAGTCAGTAAAGCCGTATGATTTTGAAAGTATTGCCTTATATAGACCATCAAGATCATCATTATAAGGAAAACAGAATGATGTAGGTACTGAGTTAAAATATTTTAACCAGAATTCTAACATTTCTTCTGTATCTTGTTTTATCCAAGATATCTTATCTACTAATCTCTCAAACTTATTAAGATTTTGATGATAATGTGAATGAGCCCCAAGAGGCAACTCAAGCATTTGATCAAGAGTCATATAATTTTCCATATTACCCTTAAATGCTTTTAAATGAGCATTTCCACATGTTATAAATCTAGAGGATTGTATTGACTTCTCTGGACAAATAATTCCAGACGATATAAAGAATATCTTTTGGTTCTCAAGATGTCTTGCATATTTATATTGTGTGTATAGGCCATCATCAAACGTTAAAAATAGATTTGGATCTATTATAAGAGGCTTTCTCAATTCGTGTATCATTATAGCATCTTTATTCATATAAATATATATAATTAGAATTCATGGATTATATAATGCCCGGAATAGTAAGAAAAGAATTAGATAGACATATAGGTCATGCGTCTCAAACACCCAACCCTTTTCATCAGACTGCTTATAATGAAGGGTCACCTACAGTATTTGTTAATTCAAAACCAACAGTTCGTATAGGTGATAAAACATCATGTGGAGATCCAGCAAAAGATGGATCACCTACTGTATTTATTAATTCTATAAAAGTCCATAGACAAGGTGACGCTACAGAAGGTCATGGTTCATGGTCTCCAACGTCGGCGGAAACCGGCTCTTCTAACGTATTTGCTAATTAAATTATGGCTAAACCAGATTACGCAGCATTATTTGAAAGTTTAAGAAACGCTACTACTATAGAGGCTAAGAATTCTATAAGAGAAGAGATTTATAAATTTCCAGAACCACTTACAGATACTGAAAAGCAATTATTCTCATTTTCTAATGATAAGTATATAAGTGATAATCCATCCAATCTTAACGAAACACCTTTCACTTCTTATGTGGGAGAATATATATCAAACCTAGGGGAACATTCATAACATGGCCACTTTAACATATAGAAGTGATAACGAAAGTGCATTAACATATAATGAGATGGATGATAACTTCAGATACTTTAAAGAGAATCCAGAAACATCTTCTTTAACTACTGATTCTTTTATAAAAATAGATTTTAAGGATGGAGATTATACTTCTGGTGGTGCAGAGGAGAAATTTGCATTATTACCTGTAGGCTCTATAGCCGGATTTAACAACTATAACCCTATTACCGGTATTGGAGATTCTACAGGTGTTATGGGATTTAAATATTATGTAAAAACGCATGATTCTTCTTCTTCTTTAGGGGTGCGTTGGGAACCAATTGGTTCAGGAGTTGCAGCAGCGCCACCTGGATCAACTATATTTGATGGTGGAGATGCATCAAGTGTATTTTTACCATCTGACTTATCACTAGACAATGGGAATGCAGCGACTGTATATTCAGCAACAGACATAACAATAGAAAGCGGAGGAGCCACATAATGGCCACGATAATAAAACAACGTAGAGATACAGCAGCAAATTGGCTATTAGAAAATCCTGTAATACCAGATGGGCAGTTATGTTTAGATACAACAAATAATATAATTAGAGTTGGTGATGGAGTTACAAATTATGCAAACATACCTACCATAGCAAAACACTCAACAGGACCTATAGCTTCCGGATCCATTGATGTTGTATTATCAGGTGATATATATACAGCTCTTGATGGTTATTCGCCTGATACACATACACATTCTGAGTATGCATTAGTAAGTCATGGTATACATGTTCCTACCCTTACAGTTGCAGGTGATATACTAACTGTAAAAAATGAGAGTGGTACTTTAGTAGGTTCATGGGAAACACCATCATCATCATCATCTTATGAATTACCTATAGCTACAGCGTCAGCTCTCGGTGGTATTAAAGTAGGTGCTAATCTAAATATTGATGCAACAACAGGTGTTTTATCAGCTACTAGCTCTGGTAGTGGTGGCTCTAGTACTCTTGAAGGTTTAACAGATACCGATACTACCGGAGTTACTAATCATTCTATTCTTAAATATAATAGTACTACATCTAAATGGGAAATTGGTACTGGTATATATACCGCTGGTACAAATATAGCTATATCTGCGGAAGGTGTTATATCATCAACAGATACGAAACACCCAACAGGTGTTATAGCTGAAAATTCCACTGATGTTGTATTATCAGGTGATATATATACTAAATTTTTAACTAAAGCAGAAACAGGTCATGGTATTCATGTTCCAACCTTTGGAACAGTTGATATGGGTAAAGTATTAGGTGTTGATCCAAGCACCGGTCAATTAGTATGGGTTGACCCAATCACAAACCAACTTACTGTAGGACCTATAGCTTCTGGGTCCACTGATGTTGTATCATCAGGTACACTATTTACTGCTTTAGCTGAGTTTAGTGGTACGACTAAAGGTTTAGTTCCTGCATTATCTACAGCTAATAGTACTAAATTCCTAAGAGCAGATGGTACTTGGGTTGTTCCAGCCGATACTATAACAACTCAGAGGGCAATTTCTTCTACTCCAACTGATGGTGCTACTGAAACTTCTATCTCTTCTGATTGGGCATTTGACAATGTAAAGACTGCTGTTCCATTAAATGCAGTCTTTACTGATACTGGTGGCGCTATTGCAACCTTAACTGATGTTAATTTAACTACGGCCCCGACATCAGGACAAGTATTAAAATGGTCTGATACTGATAGTAAATGGGCGCCCGCAGATGATATTGGTGGTGGTGGCAGTGGTAGTGGAACTCCAGGTGGTGATGATTCACAAGTACAATATAATCACTTCGGCACTTTCGGAGGAAATGATGCTTTCGTGTATATTAGGAACGCCAATCAACTCGTACTTAATTCAGACGGCGGAGACAGTTTAGTAATAGGAAATCAGACGGTAAATGCTTCTGGTGGAACAAGTGCAATAATATTTAAGAATCGGAATTCTGGTGTTTTTATGCCAATTGTAAGGCTTGAAGGAAGTCATACAGACAATGTAGGTAGTGGCGAATTTGCAGTAAAAACTTATTCTTCCGGTACACCTCATCTTGGATTAAAGGTAGATAAGAGTTCGGATGTTTATTTTTATAATTCTTCTGCAGTTGGAAAATTCCATTGGAGTGCTGCAAACGAGAAATTAAGCATTGATGGTGAGATTGCTACTACATCTAAGATTACAACACCTGTAATTGATATTACAACAACAGGTATACCAACTATTACTGCAGCTTCTAATCTAATCTTGGATGCAGCAGGTGCTGTTGTAATAGAAAATTCACCTCTTCGTCTTAGTAACTATACCCTTATTGAATTACCTACAGGTACTAAAGGTGATATTGTTTATAATTCCACAACAAACAAATTGGTATTCTGGGATGGTACAGAATGGACTGATGTAGGTACAGGTTCTAGTGGTGGTGGCACTAGTGGTATAGATTGGACTGTAGATCAAGGTAACGTTAATATTCATGCGAATAATTATGAAGATACCAACACACAGGTAATAGTAAATGACACATTAATATCTACATCAATAACAGAGGCTTTATCTGCTAATCAAGGTACGGTCTTAGATGGTCGTATTGACGATCATGGTCTTCATGTACCTTCTACTACTGGTTCAGTCGGTAAGGTATTAGCTGTAGGCTCGACAGGAAATCTAGAGTGGAATAATCCTGATGGTTCTGAGGCTAATGACCTTATCGTATCAACTAGTATATGTTATATATTAGTAATGGGTCAATCAAATGTAGCGGCTTTTGGTGATCCATCATACACTTATACACCTACCACTGGTAATATTGGTAAAGTTCATAAGTGGAGTTTAAATGAATCATGGGTTGAGTGCCCTGCTCAGGTTAGTATTACTGATAATACATGGGGATTAGGTAATCCGGCAACAGAAACTACTGTTGCTGGAGGAAGTAGAATACCAACTGATGTAGACTATGTTCAGAGAGCTTACTCTGGTGTTACAGTTGAGGAGTACAATAATGGTTATTCTATTGGTATAGATCCATATACATACCCTTCATCTGGTGTATTAGAAACAACATGGGCCGCTGGGTATAGTGATGCCGGTGCTCCTTTAGGAGGAGGTAGTGGTGGGTCATATCTTGCTGAATTAGGTGATAACATTATTAACTCCACGGGTTATGATGAAGTTCGTTTTGTTAATATTTCAGTTGGGGGCTCTTCTATAACACAATGGTCGCCTGACTCAACAATACCTTTTCCTATAAGTGCAACATCTCCTCAGAATCACGTACAGGATGATTTTAATTACAGCACTAGTAGATTGTTATGGGAAAGAGTCGAATATGCGAAAAATCTTGCTACTACACAAAATTTTAATTATAACTACATATTCTGGTGTCAAGGTGAAGCTGATAATCGTGGAGTAAACGCTGATAATGATTTTTGGCCTACTCAGCCTGAGGACCCATATTCATCAATGACTAAATTTGAATACTATCCGCTCCTCGCAAGTATATACCGTGAACTAGAGAATATAGGAGTTTACGGTCCAGATACATCATTTGTTCTTGCAAGAACTTCATTTGTACCAAAAAATACGGTCTATCCTTTAGCCGGTTATGATAAAAATATTATTAAGGGTACAATGGTTGCTTTTAGTATTTTTAACAGTCTCGCTTACAAAAATGCTTATCAAGAAGGGGGTTTCGATCAGCAGGCTTTACTGTATGCTAAAACAGACTTCCACAAAAGAATGTTAATTGGGCCTAATTTAGACCTTGATTATCAGGATGTACGACTGACTGATTCTGCTCATCTTAATTCAGTCGGTATGTCACAAATTGCAAATGAATGGTCTGACATTATAGTTAATAGGCTCTACCAAACTGAGGAACGTGAGTACAAAAAAGTTCTCAGTAAATATCTTCTACCATCGTTAGAGAGGGCATTCTTATTATTAGGTTCAGATAATACGGAATTAATTAATGAAGATAATCCAATAATGGGTATTGTTGATTATCTTTCAGCGGATATAGGGACCATTAATAATTGGGGTGGGGTCCATTATCGTGCAGATATACAATGGCCTCGTATCCAAGAACATTATTATGACAATCCTAGAAGCTTTGCTAATGCCTCAACTCTTGAGATTGAAGGAAGCCCTACTGGTGGTATTGGAGAACCCCTTTCTCCAAATGTTGGTCCTTGGAATAGATTTAAGGATTATCTCACTACTAACACGTCATTCACATGGCCTTCAACCGATCCTAGCCATGAAGGGAACTTCTCCGGTGCTGTCAATGATTTTGAGTTAGATATTAGATGGCATTATATTACAAAGTTTATTATCCATCCTATAAGCTTGGAGGGTATGGCGACAAGTGAGAACGACTTTTATAGGGATTTAGGAATTGTCCAATCTTCTCGCCACGATAATCGAGCTGCCGAAGCCCAAAGACTTTGGTCTGATGCAGTAAATAGACAGGAACATGAGATATCATTTGGGGATCATATATTAAATAAGCACTTAGGTTATTCTCATGATAATGAATATGTTGATGGAGTTACACTTTCAGGTACAACTTTAACTCTAGCTAGAACTGGAACTTTAGCAGATTTAACTGCAGATTTATCATCTCTTAGTGGTGGTACTGGTCCTGGTGGTGGAGCAACTAGTATTGATGAATTATCTGACGCGTATTATAACGCATCTACGCATTCACTTGGATTAGGCGATCAAGCTTTACATACGGAAGAACAACAGGAAGTGGCATTATTTAACACTGCTGTTGGAATGTCAAGTTTACAGAGTCTTACTGTTGGAGAGCTGAACACTGCTATTGGTAGAGCTAGTGCAATGGGTATGACTATTGGAGTTAGAAATGTTGCTGTTGGTGCTCATAGTTTATTAAGCACCACTAATGGGAGTGATAACACAGCTATTGGTGAAAAGGCATTACTATCTAACAGTATAGGAAACGATAATATAGGTATTGGTGGTTCTGCAGGGAAGAACCTAGTAAATGGTTCCAATAATACCATTATTGGTAAGTTATTAGGAACATCATCATTAAATGATACTGTTCTTATAGGTGCTGGCGCAACAGAGCGAATTAAAGTTGATGATACCGGTTTGTATATCAACGGTGCACTATTTACTGGTGGTACTGGTGGTGGAGCATCTTCTATTAATGAATTAAGTGATGGTAAGAGTGTCGGGGGTTCTGTTGGTCTTGGTCCATCGGCTTTATCAAATGATGACGGCACTGCTAATAACAACGTAGCTGTTGGTGCTGGCGGAGCGTTAGGTTCTTGTACTACAGGTTATAGAAACGTAGCTATTGGTTATGGTAGCTTATGGGCTAATAACTATGGCTTTGAAAACACTGCTATAGGTGCTGAGAGTTTAAATTCAGTTACTACTACCTCAGGTAATAGTGCTGAGGGTAGAAGAAATATAGGTATAGGTTACAACGCAGGGACTGCTATAACAACGGGTTCGAATAACACGATCATTGGTAGTTTACCAGGATCAACAGTATTAACTGATACAGTTCTTATCGGTGCTCATTCAACAGAACGATTAAAGGTTAATTCTGAAGGATTATATATCAATGAGTTATTATCAATTCTTACTGATTCTGCAACTGATAAGGTATCAACTGTAAACCTTACTCTAACTGATTGTTTTATTGAAGGGGAGTTAAGTTCTATAACAACAGGTATACCGACTATTACCTCAGTCTCTAATTTAATATTAAGTGCAGCTAGTGCAGTTGTAATAGAAAAATCACCTCTTCGTCTTGGTAATTATAGCACTATTGAATTACCCACAGGTACTAAGGGTGATATTGTTTATAATTCCTCAACAAACAAATTAATATTCTGGGATGGCACAGCTTGGACCGATATAGGTACAGGTTCTAGTGGTCCTGGTGGCGGAGCATCTGCAATAAATGACTTAACTGACGGGTATTATAACGCAACATCAGTATCACTTGGATTAGGTACAGGGAGTTTAGCTAATGAAACAGGGAACTCAGATAGATTTAATACAGCTGTTGGTGTTAATGCTTTAGCAAATAATGATACAGGCTATCAAAACACTGCTATTGGTAAAGATGCTTTGTTTACTAACACCACAGGTGCTTACAGTACAGCTGTTGGTATAGGGGCTTTATACAGTAACGAATCAGGTTATAGTAATAACACAGCTGTTGGTGTAAATGCTCTATATGATAACACTACAGGTTATAGCCATGTTGCTATTGGTTTGAGTGCTCTACGAAATAACACCATTGGTCATTATAACGTAGCTGTTGGTGTTCAGGCTTTAGAAGCTAACGAAGCAGGTAGTAATAATACAGCTATTGGTACAAGAGCATTATTCAATAACGTGGTTGGCGACCATAATGGGGCTAACACAGCTACTGGTTATGAGTCATTATACACTAACGAAATAGGTAGTAATAACACAGCTCATGGTTGGCAGTCTTTAAGGTACACCACAGCTAATTATAACACAGCTATTGGTAGTGATTCACAAAAATTTTGTATTGGAGGTGGATCAAATACAGCTGCTGGTTATCAGGCTTTATTCTCTAACACTGAAGGTGACTATAATATTGGTATTGGTTATAAGGCTGGAAAGAATATAAGGGGGTCTAATAATACTATTATTGGTTGGTATGAAGGTATGGATGATGTTGGAGATCCAACAACGTTTACTTCTGATACAGTAGTTATTACGGCAGGTACAACAGAACGATTAAAGATTGATGCCAATAATTTGTATATCAACGGCCAAGTATTTACCTCTGGTTATGCTGCAAATCTGGATTGGACTATAGATCAGGGTATTACTAATATACATTCTGGCAATTATACTGATTGGACTCAGGATCAATCCTCTGGGGTCGGTGATATCCATGCTAATAATTATAATAATACTAATACAACATACGCTCAAGCAACATCAGGTAATCTTGGTTTAGTTAAGATAGGATATACTCTAGATGGTATTGGTAGGAATTATCCAGTTGAGTTATCTTTTGGTAAAATGTATGTTAATGTACCATGGGTTGAAGGTTCTAGTGGTGGAGGCAGTGGAACTCCAGGTGGATCTGATACACAAGTACAATTTAATAGTAACGGTTCATTTGAAGGCGACGCAGGTTTAACGTATAATTATTCATCTACTGCTTTAAGTGCTGGTGAAATCCATACTAATAAGATTTTAAGTACAGGGACAGGTATACCGACTATTACTTCGGCTACTAATATAGTCTTATATCCAACTGCTGCAGTTGTAATACAAGATGCACCTCTTCGATTTGGTAACTTTGTTACTACTGCATTACCTGCAGGAACGAGTGGGGATACTGCTTATGATTCTACAAAAGGTAATTTAGTATTTCATAATGGGACAGGTTGGGTTGATGTAGGTACAGGTTCTGGTGGAAATGGTAGTGATAATTATATTGAGAGTGTATCACAAAATGGTACAGATATAACCCTAAAATTCAAAGATACAAGTTTTGCCGACCTAACATTAGATTTAAGCACTCTTGGTGCTAATAGTTATGTAGACTCAGCTACATTTGATAATTCTTCGAGAGATTTGACAATTAGTAGAAATGACGGTTTAGATGACATCGAAGTTAATATACCAGCTGGTGGTGGTAGTATAGATGCCTTATCTGATGGATATTATAACGCAACATCATTATCAGTAGGGTTAGGAACAGGAGCATTAGGTTCAGAATCGACAACAATGGTAAGATCCAATGTTGCAGTTGGTTATGCGGCCTTAATCTCTACCTCTTCAGGTACTAAGAATATAGGTATCGGTTATGGTGCTGGTATGGCAATAACAACTGGTAATAATAATACCGTTATTGGTCATTTAGCAGGATCATCACTATTAGCTGATACTGTTCTTATCGGTGCTGGTGAAACAGAACGAATTAAAGTTGATAGTAATGGATTGTATATCAACGGAACAATATTTAGTGGTGGTGGTGTTGATTGGACTATAGATCAAAGTGCTACTGCTGTTATCCACGCTAGTAATTATACGAATACAACATACTCTACAGCAACATCAGGAACTTTAGGTTTAGTTAAGATAGGGTATACTCTAAATGCCACGGGTAGGAATTATCCGGTTCAACTATCTTCGGGTAAAATGTACGTTAATGTACCTTGGACTGATGTGAGCACTTCTAATTTTGTAAGTAAAACAGGTAATTCTACTATAACTGGTATTTTAACCGCAACTGATTTTGTATTAAGTTCAGACCGTAGACTTAAGACAAATATAAAGACTCTCGAAACGGACTCAGTTCCTCTTCTTAAGGTTATTAATCCAGTGACATTTAATGACGGTGATATAGGGTTTATTGCTCAGGATTTTGAAGATAGTGTACCTGAATTAGTACATACTACAGATGAAGGTTATCTAGCATTAAAATATTCTAAAATTACAGCACTTCTATGGAAACAGAATCAAGAATTATTAAAAAGGATTGAAATTCTGGAGAATAAATAATGTCTCATTCTTTAGCTAGAAATCGTAATCCCTTTAATCAACGGGCTTTTGCTGGCACACCAGGATTTGCATATACAAGATATGACAATCCAATTACATGGACAATAGGGCCAGGTGGCCTTTCTGGATATTCATCGGGTAGTGAAGGCTTGTACTCTGATTTAAATGATTTATATCCTGGATCAGCTGGTAACTCGTCGTATCCTCTTTGGAGTCATACACTAGACTGGTCAACTATATGGCCACAAGCATCAGCATCCGGTTATGTCGGGCATAGCTTAACCGAAGCTCAGGTAATGGCCAAAGTAAAAGAAGACGCTGAGGCTTGTTTTGCTCTTTGGGCTGAGGTAGCTGATCTTGTCTTTAATTATGTAGAATACGACGAAGCTGCAATTATCGCAAGCCCCGAATATGCTAACATTATAATATGGTGTGGAGACGCAGCTTCGTGGTCATCTGAATATACAACCCAGCATGCATATATGGGAGAAACCTACAATCTTCCTGCCCCTTTCGGAAGTCCACTCACATTAGCAATTATGGGGGATATCCATGTACATACCAATTATAGATGGTATTCTAAAGCATTGGATCTATCATCTCCCTGGGGACCCAATTTAAATAACAATACCATGAAGGCGGATTTCAGAACAGTATTGGCTCATGAAATTGGACATTCACTTGGTCTGGGGCATGTTAATAATGAAGCATCTTATGAGTACGATGGGGAAGGTTATGAAGATCAAATTATGTTCACATATGTTTATGGGCAAACCACCACATCTGGCACTCCTACAGGTGATATACAGCAATTGGGATGGGGAGATATTGATGGGATTCAGGCTATTTTTGGTAAAAATACAAATTGGCATGAGCCAATACTAAATGAAGCATGGTCGGGATATGTAGTAAATCTGGATTTAAGTGCAGTAGAGTATGAGAATGATCCCGCACCTGCTATAACTTCGAATCTACTACCCTTTTATATGGACACCATGCCAGCGGGTAATGATTGGAACATCCGAATGTTAAAATGTGGATTAACTGTTATTACAGATGAAGAATTTGAAGCTGAAGGGCCTGGAATAACCGTAATCGCCGAAAATGGGAATACAACACTTAATGGAGCTTATGGGTCATTAGTTATAGATTCCACAGGGGTTTTTGCTTATGCTGTTTCAAGAACGACAGTAGAAAACCTTTTTGTAAAGGATGTAAACGGTGAGTGGATTGATCTTGTAGAAACTATTTCATTTTTTGTTGGTAACATAACTAATTCCACGACTAATATGTTACCTATTGCTATTGCTACCCATTTAACATTTACTATATCACCTGACCCTGATGGTATGGTATTACCAGATACTGCATCTCTTCTTACTATCAAAAACAGACTTAGTAATAGGGATACAGCTACTCCAAATGAAGTTCACCTGCAGGATTATACTTTAGGATCTTCTAATTTACCAAATATTGTACAAAATACTAATAATATTACCTTAGCTAATTCTAAAAAAATATCTGGCTTTAGTGACCCATTGGGTATTAATAACGTCAATTTAGAACTAACTTCACTAAAGTGTGTAGATTTTACACAGAATATAACATCATTAAAGGTCCTTGTTCCTTCATTAGATGGTGAACCCAATCATCACGTCTTTGAGTATTCCTTTACTTTTAACCACTCTCTTACACAGCCCTCAACAACACCGGAAGGTACAGCAACAAGAATTGCAATGCCTTCTGGTGCTTGGCCAGTTTATAATCTTTATCAAGTTGAAAATAATGAAGTTGCTTGGTCATTAGAAAATATTGAAATTAATGCCAATGAGGTTATTTTTGGTGGTTCAGGTGACGGTAAAGTTATGACTCAGCCAGTTAATTATGATTATGCCTTAGGGGATGAGGATAAAGTAGTTAAAGTAAGAATTGATATGCCTAATTTTGCAGGTTCTGAGCTACTCTCAAATGATTATTTAATATCGTTTTATGCTTGTAAATATACATATGATATTACTTATGAACGAATAGAAATGGTTTCTGAACCTGTGGTGGGAACTAAATATACTATTTTCTTTCAACTAGGATTTGTTCCATATAATCAAGCAAGTCGTATAGAGACGTGTGGTGCTATTCCAGGTAATAATGGGGAATTGACTTTTTCGGGGGGAAGTTATACTAACGGTACTCCATTGGCAATACCAGGTACAAGTGTAACTATAAGTGGTACTGATCTTACTTTGAAGGAATGGTGTGGATTTAGTGAAACTGAGGAACCATCATGGCCTGAAGGTGATCCCAGCGGTGAAGATTATACATCAGACCTACGAAGATCCTTTCCTAATCCTTATACTACGAACGGAGCACGCGTACAAGTACCGGACGGATCAGGAAATTTCACAGCTGGGGCCTTAATTGATGCTAAAGGTGGAACAGTACGAGATCCATCAAATCCATATTATGGTCAGTGTTTTGATCTTGAAGTAGCAATACATTATACAGTTGAATATGTAGTAGGTACAAACTCAGGAAGTTATGTCTATCTTTCCTATGCTCCGGTGTTTCCAGCAATTGCAATGACTGATTATGGGTATGCCAGCTCGATAACTGAGTTCTTTGATCACCCACGAATAAATAAGGACTTTATAAGAGTTTATAAAAATGGGGTTCTTCTGCGAAATGACCATGAGCAGGAGGATTGGACGGTTTCTGGTAATTATGATATGGTCACAGTCGCTGCAGGTACAAGAGTACCAACCTTCGAAGATTATAAACAAAGATATCACTCAGGTATTACAGAGGCACAGTACAATAATGGTTCAGGGGCATCTATTGCAATAGCTGTCTATTACTACCCAGATACTGGAAACATAGTTATAAATTCTGCCGTAATAGGTGATAATATCAAAATTGAAACTGACCGGTTTCTTTATCAGTATTATGTTGCAAGCTTACCTGACTACCTTGAAAAGTCTGCAGGTGCACTATGTACTGTAGGGTGTCCACTTAGTGCAAATGATCCTAATGGTGTGGACCCAGAATACTCGTTAATGACTGAGTCAACATACGATGGGTCATGGGCTTGTGTTACGGGTATTGACTTTTCTTATTGGCTTCAAACAACTTTTAAGGAGGTTGATGATGCATTAACAGCATGCGCCGCGGTAGGTGATATTAACATTTGTAATCCTAGTTTGGGAGCGGGTGGAGGGTATCCATTTAACATTAATTACCTAAAGCCTATAGCATTTCCGATTACGGAACTCAACTATGGTAGCACCAATCATGTATTGTCTTATCCAAATACTAACTATCTTAAGAATGGGGAATCTCAGACCCATTATCGTACAGGGATTTCACAAAAATGTACTGCGGCAACCTGTATAAATATTTATTTTGGTGATAATGAGTCGGGGATTCAAGAGGGTGAATACTACTTAACTGAATCTATACCAGAGATTCCCTTTACTATTGATATGGTAGCACCCCCTTGTCTTACTAATACCATGACTAGTATGCAGTTACCAACTTCTCTTATTCCGGCTGAATATACCAATTGGGCTAACACAAATCAAAATGAACTGCGTGAATGGGGAGTGGCTAATAATAATTTATCTCTTTACTTAGAAAAAGATGTCTCAGATTTCTTTAACTTTTCTAATTGTGCAAGGGCTTATGGAGCCCCCATTATGGATAAATTTCATCCTCAGTGCCAAATTACAGATCTTAATTATCAAAATGCATCAATTCGTATAAAAGATATGCGTATTGCAATCTTGAGTATAATAGAACCAGAAAACCACCCGTATACTTCCGTTTGTAATACAACAAGTAGTATTGTAACGCCGGAACAAACTACCGTTTCTTTTAATACCCTCACGGACAATACCAATCTAAACATACTAAAAAGTATACCTGATCATAACACAGGCTTAAGTGATCAACTAACTACTTTATTTAATGATGAGCTTAGCGGAATTATGGATTCTCGGTATGGGCAGCTCTTAAATAATGGTGAGGATGGTAATGGGGCTCTTTCTAATATGAATTTAAATGGCATCACTAGAGGTGCTTTAGGTAACGTGTACATTGAAGCTTCACCTAAAGCTACTATAGTGAAATTTGCTAACTGGGGTAGTAATGAACCTGAATGCCCACAAGGTCCGTGGAATACTTAACACAACTCAACTAAGGTAAAATAACAATGATTAAACGACATATAATATTATTTACATCACAGCTGTGTGATCCCTGTGCTAAGGAACTTGAAGCTTTAGTAAGGTTAAGGAAATTGACAAATTTTCCCAAAGAGGAAAATAGATTTATTATAGTAGATATCTTATCTGAAGAACACTCTATGTGGGTTGAATTATTTAGACCGACAGCTACTCCCGAAGTTAAAATAGTGGATCTAATAAAGTTTGAAACTGAAGTAGTATTCAGTGGAGAAGGGTGTATAGATAAAGCGTGGAGGTATTTGGATATTCCTGGTTATGAGCCCATATCAACAGGAAAACTTTCTTTAAAAAACTCAATAAACGGAAAGAAACTAACGGAACAGAAACCCGAAACATCAGGTAATATTATTATGTCATCATCAGTTAATCTACCAGAAGGTACTGATCTATCACAACCGATTGAAGATTCTAAAACAGATAGTCTTTCCGACTCTGAATTAGCTACCCTTGAAGCTAGACGCCAATACGCCGCTCTTGAAATGGCTAAACTTGCAGCCAAAGCGAAGACATGAGTGAATTTATTAAATCTAGAAAGGCTATATGTTTAGCTTGCGAGTTTAAAAAAAATGTAGGTGTTGACTTATGTTCTAAATGTGGGTGTATTATAGAGGGTAAGATAAGACTAAAATCATCCGCATGTCCTATAAACAAATGGGGTAAAATTTAATTCCTTTGAAACATAAGGATAAATACTATTAATGTATTAAAATATAATATCTAAAAGGTAGAAAAATGAATGAGAATCGTAAAGTTATTACTCTAATAAAAGGTGCTAATAAAGATGAATTTTTAGACAATCTTAAGAGGGATACAACGAATGATAGTAATGTTGACAGCAGTATAATTCCAGACAGAATAGTTGAAATTGTAAGACCTAATCTCTCTAGTCCTCGTATCTTGCAAGTATCTCTTACAGACGAAGAAGCTACTGAGATTTCAAATCATCCTGAAGTAGTAGGTGTTGAACTTCCTCTGGAGTGGTCAGATGAGTGGTTAGACGTTGAAGAACCTCCTTTCGGGGGCTCGTGGGTTAGAGAGTCACCATCTACCTATGGTGTGTCAACTGAAAGTCCTGCTAGAACTAATTGGGGATTGTCAAGACATACTAAAACAACAAACCAATGGGGAGTAAATGTTGCTAATGATTTACCAGCTGGAACAACCTACGATTATCATTTAGATGGTACTGGTATTGATTATATACATCAAGAAGGTGGGTTCATTAGGACTGACCACGAACAATTTCTAGATAAAGACGGTAATAGTCGTGTTGTACCTTTTCAATGGAATACACTCCCTAATCATAGTCATCTACCAACACTAGACTATTCATCAGCTGCCAGCTCAGCTGCCAGCTCGCATGCAACTCATTGTGCCGGAACTGCTGTAGGGAAAGATGTTGGTTGGGCAAAAGGGGCTGCAATATATACTATGCCAGTCAATGAATTTAACCCAGGTAACGGCAACGAGGCTGATTGGTTTTCTGTCATTAAAGAATTTCATTTAGCTAAACCCATTGATCCAGTTACAGGATTTAAACGTCCTACAGTAGTAAGTGCAAGCTGGGGCATTAAAGGTTACTTTAGTTACATGTCAGGTATTCAATTTAGAGGAAGTAGTGTAGGTACTACAAAAAGTCGCGATTATGGAATGATTGGTGACAGTTCGGGAAGGTTTAATACGTCGGCATGGAGTCTAAATGCTGCAGTTGAGGATATGCAATCAGTTGGTGTACATTATTTTAAAAGTGCAGGTAATCAAAAGCAAAAACTCTGTTATCCGGGTGATATCGATTACGACAATTATATTACCAGAAATTATGCTACGGGTCATATACCTGTAGGAAGTCCTGTCTATTATAATAGAGGCGCGGGTAACATAGGTCCGGACACAGTTGTTGTAGGTAACATAAATAGTGCCTTATACAATGATAATGGAACTATCAAAGAAGCTAATGCAGGTAGTAGTGACAAAGGTCCTAGGGTTGATATATGGGCAGCTGGCTCAGATATTTTAAGTGCTTACGATTACTCAAGTAGTACATATAGTAGTATAACAGGAACATCAATGTCTACACCTCAAATAGCTGGTATGAGTTGTTTACTATTACAATTAAACCCAGGATGGACACCTGCACAATTACGTGAGTGGTGGCATACTAATTCAATTAAAGATTTACTATACCAAGGGCCCACGGATGAAACAAATGCAGCGACGTTTTTTGCAAACGATGTAAGTTTACAAAATAGTGAAAATAGAATAGCCTATTTCCCCTATAGTGCTCATGTGGCAATGACAATAACATCAGATGCATAGAAAGGATATATTATGATAAATGAAGATATTATGTCGGATGAGGGTGTTGATAAAAATACTGCTACTCCTATTATTGATGAAAATATTATTAAAACTATTATTGATGAAAATACTATTTTTGAACCTGTCCCTTCTTTAAGAAAATATGCGGTAATTTCAGAAGAAGGTATTGATATTGCTGAACTAGAATTAGAGCTAGAACGGGATACTACTAATGACACTAGTGACAGTACTATACATATTCCGAATAGAATTGTTGATGTGGCCCATGCTAAAAAGGCCAATAATAGAATTACCATTTATATACTATCTAATGAAGAAGCAACTGAACTATCAAAAGATCCTAGAATTCTTGATGTAGAGATAGTTAATGAAAACCCATATGAAATATGTGCAAAAAATACTGATGTTCATTTTATAATGGGAGGTATTCCTTCTTCCTACCATCACTACTATACACATTCTAAGAATTGGGGATTAAGAAGACATGTTTTGGACTCAGTGGATCGAGGTTTGTTCTTTGCAGGATATAGTACTTGGTACGATGGAGCTCTTAGGGATGAGGAATATTCATTAGATGGTACTGGTGTTGATATTGTTATTATGGATAACGGTATGGTAGATCATGCTGATTTTCAAGATGCTGATGGTAATTCAAGATATATACAATTTGACTGGAACCAGATTATACCTGGGTGTATGCCAAGTAACTATTATACCGAAACTTGGTCTGATAATAGTAGTTTATCGGATAAAGGGCACGGAACTCATTGTGCGGGTATTGCAGCAGGTAAAACTTTTGGTTGGGCAAAAAATGCACATATTTATAATGTACAATTAATAGGTGGTCCAAATGGTGAGGGAGCAATAGCCTATCCACATTATTATGATCTTATCAGATTATGGCATGAAAGAAAGAATGACCCAACTGATAGTCTTTATACCGGCAGGCCTACTATTGTAAATCAAAGCTTTGGACAATTCGCTCCAATGGGTAGTTTGGGACACGATGATTATTCAAAAAAACATCAGTTCTTTATGCAGACCATAGCTTATAAAGGTGTAGAGGATCCTAATTTTCTTATACAGGATTGGTTTGAGGGACTCCCACCAAATTGGGAAGGTGGTGGTAATGAAGGAGGAGGGGATGATCCAACATTCCCTTGGCATCAGGAGAACTGGCCTGACACATACGGATTAATTGGTGCTGGAGGAAAACATGGAAATCAAGTCAATTGGTCAAATGTTGAACAACAACAGTTAACAGATGCAGGTATAATTTGTTGCAAAGCTGGTGGTAATAACCACCAGTTTCAGGTCGGACCACCTGGTACCCCCTATTATGATGAAAGATGGGACAGTTATTTTATAACAGCAGAGGATGCGTCAGGAACTTTTGTACCATGGGAGGATGGAACACCTGGGGGTTATACTGGAGTAAATTATGGTCATGCGGCCTTTACAAAGCGATATTTCTGTCGTCCTGCATCTCCTTGGAGTAATGATACTATTATTGTTGCAAATCTAACTGATGAAACAAGGATTCCAGAATGGGATGAGCACATGTGGAGTACCAGCGTGCGTGGTCCTCGTATGGATATATGTGCAGCCGGTACAGGTATATGGAGTGCCACCTCCTTTGCATACTATGATAAAAATTACTTACGGCATTCACATTGGCCACAATCGATACCTGAATATGGTTATTATGAAGGACAAGGGGAAACTCCAACTGCTGATCCAAATGGTGATTATAAGGCTCGGTATACTGGTACATCAATGGCTGCACCTCAAATAACTGGTATGGGGGCATTATGGTTACAAATGAATCCAAAGGGAACAGCACAGCAATTTAAAGATTTTCTTACGGAACACGCTAAAACAGGGTTGTTCCGTAGTGACCCTGAAACGTTAGAAGCAGAAAGATTTGGACCCTATTGGAAATACAACTCAGACAGCTCAAAAGACCCTTCTGAAGCACCGGAAGGCTACCATTGGAAGCCAGGACCCACCTTCGGAACGCCAGATAGAATAGCATATTGGCCATATTCTGGTACCAAACCGTGGGATGTTTCTGCTACAATTACTGCTAGTGAAGGTAGTGCAGATAAACTATATGACCCCATAACTATGACTTATAGTAACAATTAGACACAATATTAAAAAGGAAAGAGAATGAGTGAAAAAGAATATATTGTAACCTTACATAAAGATGTGGATTATTCTACATTTGACGCTGAGATGGTTGCAACTACAGGTGACGGTTTTATACCAGGCCGTAGTCCAGTAGTAGCAAATGCCCGTCAATTGTCTAAAAGAAATACTCACTATATGTTAACGTCTGAGGAAGCAGAATCACTAAAATCTGATTCTCGAGTAATGGATGTTGAATTACCTCTGGAGCAACTTGAAGATGTAGAGATTGTACCTGCTGCCCAACAAGATGGGGATTGGACGAAAACAAGTTACAATTCTGGTTTAAACTGGGGGATGGTTAGGATGAACCATTTTGAAAATGTTTATGGGGCTACTGATTTTCTAGATGGTGGAGAGGTTTATAATTATACACTAGACGGTACAGGTGTTGATGTTGTAATATCAGATTCCGGTTTACAAATAGATCATCCGGAATTTCAAGATGCTGATGGTAATTCAAGGGTTCAGGAAATTGACTGGTATGCAGAATCTGGTATTTCGGGTACCCAGCATGCAAACCATTATAGAGATTTTCACGGACATGGAACTCATTGTGCTGGCACAGTATCAGGTAAAACTTATGGCTGGGCGAAAAATGCTAGAATCTACAGCGTTAAGATTGATGCTTTGGCGGGCGACGGTGATAGTGGTACAGGATTTAGCACTTATTATAGTCAAGACATTATTAAAGGATGGCATAATAATAAACCTGTTGATCCTGTCACTGGTGTTAAACGTCCTACGGTTGTTAATATGAGTTGGCAAAGCGTTAGCCCCTTTAGCAATATCACTGGTGGTAATTATAGGGGTACAGCATGGTCAGGTACTGCTAGGGATTCCTCCAAAGGAATGATTGGGTATCCCAAAAACGGGATATACTATTTTGGCTCAAGAAATGCAGGACTAGATGCTGATATAGAAGAAATGATTGACGCAGGTATTCATGTTTGTATTGCATCAGGTAACCATTATCAGAAATGTGATGTTCCAGGTGGATCAGATTACGACAACATAGTTTATCGATCTACTGGTAGCGGATACTATCATAGAGGAGGGTCTCCATTTAGTTCTAGGGCCTTTATGGTCGGGAATGTAGACCGATCCACAACAGGTACTCTTGACCAGAAGAGGAGTTCTTCTGCATGTGGACCTGCTGTTAATATATATGCACCGGGAACAAACATTGTGAGTACTATCTCAACCCAAAATCATTACAGTGAAGACCCATATCCTTTTGATACGAATTTTATGATTAAAAATATGACAGGAACATCAATGGCTTCTCCACAAATTTGTGGAATGGTTGCATTACATTGTCAGGTAAATCCTTCAAGAGCTCCTGAGCAGATGCATCAATCTATAATTGGTGACACAACAGATAAGCTATATACTACAGGATTGGATAGTGATTACACTAACTATAGAAGTCTTCAAAATAGTCCTATTAGGTTTGCTTATAACAAATTTAATGATTCTGTACAGATAAATATGCAAAATGTAACCATTTCATAAGTTATAAAGGTATTTAAATGACTGATAATAAGGAATATAGAGTAATTTCAGAAGAAGGTATTGATATTGCTGAACTAGAATTTGAGCTAGAACGGGATACTACTAGTGACACTAGTGACAGTACCACATATATTCCGAATAGAATTGTTGATGTGCTTCATGCTAAAAAATTTAATAATAGAATTACCCATTATACATTATCGGATGAAGAAGCAACTGAACTATCAAAAGATCCTAGAATTCTTGCAGTATTACCAAAGGCTAAACCCTTTGTTCTTGCTGCAACACAAACTAATAATTTTTCTCGCGGCTATGATGCATACAACCAAGAAGGTATTCACGGAGGTTGTAATTGGGGATTAAAAAGACATACTGAGCAAAGTTATAACTTTATTAGTGGGGGTGGATCCTCAGAGGCTCCGTATATGCCGGGGGATTATAATTATACATTAGATGGTACTGGTGTTGATATTGTCATTATGGATAATGGTATAGATCCATGGCATTCACAATTTCATGATGCTGATGGTAATTCAAGACATATACAATTTGACTGGAACCAGATTATACCTGGTATTATAACCACAGATATACCTACTTATTACGGGATTGACCCAAATGGGGGCACAAATCTGCCGTCCTTGTTTGGATCTCACGGAACTGGGTGTGCAGGTATAGCAGCAGGTAACCATTATGGCTGGGCGAAAAATGCTCATATTTATAGTGTTAATATTCTAACACCGGACGGTGAGGAAACGGTGGAGGAAAATTTCGCTTCTCAATCATTTGATCTTATCAGATTATGGCATGAGAGAAAAAATGACCCGGATGATAGTCTTTATACCGGTAGGCCTACTATTGTAAATCAAAGCTTTTATTTAGTACCAGAAAAATATACTGATCACGCCGGTAGCGGTAGGCATCTTACTGAATTTTGGTGGCAGGGTAATCAGGTATTATCAGCTGGAACAACTGTTACTAGTATTGGTACTGGTGAAGGCCAAACTGATGGTATACCATTTGGTTTAGTAGGTTCACATTTTGGAGGTATTGATATAGGTTACAATATTGAACAAAAACAGTTAACAGATGCAGGTATAATTTGTGTTAGAGCCGCAGGGAATTCTTATCACCCGATGGCTGGACCTCCTGATGGACCCTATTATGATGCTAGAATGTCTGATAATGCTTTTGTTTCTGAGAACATAAATGGTACTCCAGATCCATCAGATAAAGTGTATTTTAATAGAGTAAGTACACCTGAAAGTGATGATACACTATTTGTAGCATGTCTGGACAATGCCGTTTATGAGGATGGTGAGAATCAAGAATTTATGTGGAGGGATAGTGAGCGAGGCCCTCGTATTGATATAATAGCAGCGGGAGATCGTATAAGTACCGCGATGAGTTCGTCGTTTTGGGGAAAAACAACGACAGATCTAGATGGAACTGCACCCACACATTATGCAATACGAGCATCAGGAACATCATTTGCCACACCTCAAATAACTGGTATGGGGGCATTATGGTTACAAATGAATCCAAAGGGGACAGCACAGCAATTTAAAGATTTTCTTACGGAACATGCATTAACTAATTCAGTTGTATACAATTCAATTGATGAGACTGAGTTCGGATTTAATAAAAATAATGTTATCCCAAGACTTTATGGAGCACCTAATAAAATAGCATATTGGCCATATAATAGTCCTGAACCATGGAATATTGATTGACATAAGACAGTTGATAACTAATGAAACATATTATATATAAATAGTAATAATAATACCTATAACAAGAGAAATCACACAATGGCGGCAATTAGTAATTTAAATATAGATCAGGGGACTGATTTTGAAGTCTCAGTATCCTTATTCGATAAAGACTTAAATCCTTTCGATCTTAGAGAATATGTTTTGGATGCTAATAATAATCCAGCTTTCCAGACACCGGGTACATATCCAGTTATTAAAGGTCAGATTAGAAAATCTTTTAATTCAATTAAATCTTATGAATTTAATATTCAAGTACTTGATGCAATAAATGGTATTGTGATTCTTAGATTACCTTATACTGTATCAAATACAATGAAACCAGGCCGTTATATCTATGATATTGAGGTTAAGAGTTTTAATTCAACAACAGAACAACCTATAGTTGAAAGGATTTTGCAGGGAAATATATTACTTTCAGGTAATGTAACTAAACTCATATAGACTGGGAGTAGAGAAAGATGAGTACAATAGATTATATAAAAGTAGGAACAGCTACACAGAATATCCAACTTACATCTACTATTAACAATTCCGGTAGATTGGATGCTTTAAATGATGTAGATATAACAGAAAAAATAGATGGGTCCATTATTATATGGGACGCAGCGGCAGCAAAATACAAAGTAAAACCAAAATTAGAACATTCTAATTTATTCATTATAGGTGGAACGTTTTAGTCTTATATAAGACAGATAACCCTACCACAATAAAACAAATATAAATTAAATAGAATTAGGAGTTCTAACAATGGCAACAGTAATAAAAATCAAACAATCCGCAGGTGTTACAGCACCTCTTGCAAATCAATTATCACAAGGTGAATTAGCATACACTTTTGGTACAGGAGCTCAGTCAGGTGGTGGCTCTAAATTATATATAGGTAGTGAATTAGCATCTTCAGATAATCTTATTATTGGTGGAGAATATTTCACCCAGATGCTAGACCATACACATGGTACATTAACTGCTGATTCAGCAATTATAGTAGATAGTGATAGAAAAATTGATGTACTTAATGTAGATAATATTACATTAGATGGGAATACAATATCTATTACAAATGGTAATGGTGATTTAACATTAAGTGCAAATGGTACCGGTAAGATTAAATTTACATCAAATCAGGAATTTGCTGGTAATTTAGATATTGGTAACACAACAACAGTCCAACATCTTAAAGTATATGGCTCGGCAATAGTTGATAATCTTAAAATTGATGGTAATACAATAAATGCAGAAGGTGGTCTTTTTGATCAAACTGCTAATCAATCTATTACTATAACACCTAAAGGTGCTGGTGATGTTGCACTTGGAACAGGTGGAACAGGTGTTCTTCGAATTCCTGCAGGCCCTACTACTACTAGAAAAATAGCAACATCCGGAACAGTTAGTGATACTCAAGCAATGACTGGTTCAATTAGATACAATACAAGTACTCATAGATTTGAAGGTGTAGTTGATGGTAATTGGACTGGTCTTGGTGGTGTAATAGATACTGACCAAGATACATATATCACCGCAGAAGAAGATAATGCAGGAGATTCTACAGGAAATCCAAGTCACGTTACAGTTGATGATACACTAAGATTCTTTATAGCTAATACTGAAGAAATGAGACTTAACTCAACTGAACTTCAAGTTGATGTAATTAATGGTAAGGCTGCACAGGGATCATTAGGTCAAGTTAAAGTAAATACTAATCTATTAGTATCAGGTGATCTAACCGTAGAGGGAACTACTACTACTGTAGAATCTACTGTTGTAACTATAGCTGATCCTGTAATGCATCTCGGTGAAGGTTCATTAGTACTTGATGATGGTCTTGATCGTGGGGTTACATTTGATTATGGTAATGGTACTGCAGTCAAAACTGGTTTCTTTGGTTTTGATATTCAATCTTCAAAGTTTGTATTTAAACCCGATACTTCGGTTGCAACGGCACCTGCTGCAGTAACAGTCGCTACAAGTACAAGAGTACCAACACTTGTAGATTGGACACAAAGAGCCTATTCAGGTATTACAGAGGCACAGTACAATAATGGTTCAGGGGCATCTATTCAAATAGCTGCGTATACATACACTCCTGAAGACTTTAGTGCCGCTTGGGGTGATGTTGCTTTTGGTGATATGTCACTATCTGGAGATGCATCAATTACTGGAGACACAACAGTTGGAGGAACTTTAGGTGTTACTGGAGTAACTACATTAACTGGTCTATTAAATGCTAATGGTGGTATACAAGTTAATACTGATAAGTTTACTGTAGCTGCATTAGATGGTGATGTAGTAACCCAAGGTACATTAAATGTTAGTGGATTATCTACACTCGATGGTGGTATACAAGTTGATACTGATAATTTTACTGTATCTGGTACAAATGGTGATGTAGTAACTCAAGGTACATTAGATGTTAGTGGATTATCTACACTCGAAGGCGGAATCAAAGTTAGAACTGGAACGGTATATTCGGAATCTACTATATATGTGGATCATTTTACTGTCGATGGTGCAAATGGTGATGTAGTTACTGCAGGCACATTAAATGTCGCTGGAGCATCTAGTTTTAATACGGCCTCTTCACCTGCTGGTGCAGCTTTTCTAGCAAACAAAGTAACTATAGGAACTACTCCTGACTTATGGTCCTCTGGAATGACCACATACTATTCTACTGGAGTTATTGTTAGACATGTACTTGCTGGTGTAACTAAATATTTCGTATATAAAGCTGCAGGTGGTTGGACAATGACTGCCACTGATGCACCTGGTAATACTGACCCAACATTAACAGCATGGGAAGAGATTAATTATAAAGATCCAATGGTTATAGACTCTGCAGGTAGAATGACAGATGGTGTTATAACAGGAGATACTATCATTGATTGTGGAACATTCTAGAACAACTAAATAAGAGTATATTAAATAATATATAAAGAGACCCATATATATGGCTACTAGATTAAAAATAAAACAGACTGCGGTATCAGGTAAAGAACCTGTTGCTTCCCCATCAACTGATCCTGCCTACATAGAGCAGGGTGAGTTGGCATTAAACACAACTGATAAATCACTCTGGACAAATGATGGTTCATTTATAGCAGGAGTTAGTACAGGAATAGTTGAATTAACTACTAGAAATATAGCTGATTCAATTGATCCTGGATTAATTAAAATAGGATTTACCCAGACTGGTAATGATTACCCACTTGTATTAGATGCGAATAATCAGGCTTATGTTAATGTCCCTTGGACAGATACTAACACAGATACTCTCTCTGGCTTAACAGATACTAATACTGCTGGAGTCATTAATGATTCTATTCTTAAATATGATAGTAGCACATCTAAATGGGTTATTGCTACTGATCAGTCTGCAACATACTCTACAGCAACATCATCAACTTTAGGTTTAGTTAAGATAGGGTTTACCCAGACTGGTAAGGATTACCCACTTGTATTAGATGGTTCTGATAAGGCTTATGTTAATGTCCCTTGGACAGATACTAACACAGATACTCTTTCTGGTTTAACAGATACTGATACTACTGGAGTCTCTCATAATGCTATTCTTAAATATGATATTACTACATCTAAATGGGTTATTGGTGATGATTGGAATACACATACTCTTTCTGATTTAACAGATACTGATACTACTGGAGTCTCTCATAATGCTATTCTTAAATATGATATTACTACATCTAAATGGGTTATTGGTGATGATTGGAATACAACATACTCTACAGCAACATCAGGAACTTTAGGTTTAGTTAAGATAGGGTTTACCCAAACTGGTAAGGATTATCCAGTCGTACTATCTTCCGAGCAGATGTATGTTAATGTCCCTTGGACTGATACTGATACTGTTGCAGGTTTAACTGATACTAACACTAGCGGAATCACCAACAATTCTATTCTTAAATATGATAGTGTTACAAGTAAATGGGTTATCGGTACTAATGCTACAGCAGGTGCTACTGCATCAGCCATATTACCAGCTGCTCAAGCTAGATTATCACACCCAGGCTCCGGAACTGGACCTGGTATATCATGGGGTAGTTATAACCCGATAAATGGTGAAATACAATTTACATTTAATACAGCACAACCAGATTCTAATTATTCAGTAGTTACAGATTCTGAAAGTTATGATCACTTACAAATAGAAACTGTTAATAAAACTACTGCAGGATTTAGGATTATCTCAGCTGATGCATCAGGTTCATATGTATCACCATCAACATTTCCATTTTCATTAATTGTATACTCAAGTGATCCATTACAAACTATAACATCGGATTCATATACCCCTGGTACAAATATAGCTATATCTGCGGCAGGTGTTATATCATCAACATATTCTAACTTTACAGGAACAACCGCTGGATTAGTACCTACATCAACGACTAGTGATGACACTAAATTCTTAAGAGCAGATGGCACTTGGGTTGTTCCGACAGATACAGATACTTTAACACCCGTAGGTGGTTCTGATACACAAGTACAATATAATAATAACGGTTCATTTGGTGGTGCTGCAAGTCTAACATATAATGATTCAAATGGTCAGGTGACTTGTAATACAGCTACTGGTGACAGTTTAGTAATAGGAAACTCCACAACACAAACTGCTGGAACAAGCGCATTAATATTTTCTAATAAAGATGCTACTACATTTCGACCAATTGTAAGGCTTGAGGGAAACCATACAGACAACGGTGGTAATGGTGAATTTACGATAAAGACTTACCATTCCGCCGTACCTTATCTTGGATTAAAGGTAGATAAGAATTCAGACGTTTATTTTTATGGCTATACAGCACCAGGAGCAACACCAGTTGGAAAATTCCATTGGAGTGCTGCAAACGAGAAATTAAGCATTGATGGTGAGATTGCTACCACTGGTCAAATTACTACCACTAAAGTTACAAGTAATGAGTTTAGTAGTACAGCGACAGGTGTACCTACTATTACTTCAGCTTCTAATCTAATCTTGGATCCAGTAGGGGCTGTTGTAATACAAAATTCACCTCTTCGTCTTAGTAGTTTTAGTACTTCTGGATTACCTACAGGTTCATCTTCTGGTGATCTGGTTTATGATTCTACATTAAATAAATTAGCAGTCTGGGATGGTACATCTTGGGTTAATACTAGTACACAAGTTACTGTAAATAATACATTAACATCTACATCAATAACAGAGGCTCTATCCGCTAATCAAGGTAAAGAATTAAAAACTCTAGTTGATGGTAAATCAGCTACTTCACATACACATTCCCAATACGCAGCTACTTCACATTCACAT